ATGACGATATTAGTCTGCCCGAGGCGCCTTTGTGTGTATTCGGATGAAGATCGGCCAGCAACATTGAACTTCCTTAACATGATTGATGTAGTTGTGTTAAAGAGGGATAGTGAGTTGACGATTGACTTGTCTAAGGTTGAGTACGCTAGCGCATCAGCCACTGTTTTACTTTTTGCTATAGTGAACCGAGCACAGCTGATTGCAAAAGTTCAGAGCCAGATCCGTTTCAAATTCCCTAAAAAAGAAGACAATTTAGAAGGGCATAAGTGGATAGTTCAGACAGGGCTCTCTGCAGCTTTGGTTGCTAACACACAGAAAAAACTGGAGATGCTAACCAAAGAAAAAAGGTACTATCAGTCGGCTGTTGAGCCCTTTGAACACTGGTTAAATACTGTATCTACCATTCAAGAAACTGCACTACTAAATGCTGATGCTTTCTCTTTAATGAGCTCGGCATTGAACGAAGCGATACTCAACGTGTCCTACCATGCATACGAGCACCACTCATTCAAAAGCCAGCTTGAGAGTTTGGGGGGGAAAAGATGGTGGCAATGCTCTTGGTACAACAAAGAAGAAAATTTAGTAGTTTTCATCATTTGTGACTTAGGTTTAGGGATCCACAACTCGTTTGCTACAGTTTTCGACAATCTTCCAGTAAGCGAGATTTCATCTGTGTCTCTGGCACTATCCTCCGGACATTCAAGGCATTTAAATGCTGGACGTGGCAATGGTTCTGAGGATATAAAAAGGCCTATAGGGTCTGGTTGTGCGGAGTCCGAATCACTACTAGTACTAACTGGACACGCCAGATACCGCTATAATTCAACTGATGGGAAGCCTCGTTGTGAATGGCTTTCAGAAAACATACCGGGGACCTTGATTGAGTGGGCATTGGTTCCGAGGAGAGGAGAAGATGATTAACATCGTCATAGCTAAGGACTTTTCGAAAACACCTTTTGGTCGATTCATGTCTGACAGTCCTTATAGTGCTGAAAAATTCCGCAAAGATTTCTTGGTGCCAGCGTTACGTTCTGGTGAGCAAGAGGTTGTTGTTGATTTTAACGGCATTGCTCTGGGCGTAGGATCTTCATTCCTCGAAGAGGCATTCGGAGGGCTTGTTCGGAAAGAAGGTTTGACTAAGCAAGGCTTAAAAAGCCGGCTTGTCATCAAAAGTGAGATGCCTTTCTACAAGGAACAAATTGAGCGCTTCATAGACAATGCGGAACCTGAGCGAGCATAAGGATAAACGCTAAGTGGTTAATCAACCTGTTGGGCTACTTCAGTTAGTAGCCCAAAATGCATGGATGTTTAGTTGTACAAGCATTGTTCTTGTCTTTGTTGGCTGGAAAGTTACGTATAGTAATTCGTCCCGTCTTGCCACCCGCTCCGAGACTAAGTCACTCGTTGATGCGTTAGCTAAAATCGTCAATGATATTGCTGATGTTTCAATCGATTTTTGGATAAATAAATGTCAAAACGGTCAGGCATCCGCAATATATAGTCATGGCATTAAAATCCAAAGCAAGAGGAAACAAGATAAATCGACCTATCGGCTTTTCGAAATGAATGTTTTTGCCAAAATGAATCAAGCTTATAAGTACATTAGCCTGTTGGAAGCTAGAGGAATTTCTTTTGATAATTCTTGGCTTTCATTGTATCCCGAAAAAGTTACATTGGACTGCGAGTCTGCCCACCAAATGGATCTGTCGGTGCGAGCTACTCGAGTGCAGGAAATTTTAGGTGTTTCCCAAGATACGATGAATATGCTTTACGAAGCATTTCAAAAAAGTCATCCCCCATCAAAGGGGATGACTATTGTTGAGTATGTAAAAAAAGAGCGAATAAAAATCGATGAATGGCTCCGTTCACTTAATTGATTTGTGTTGAACCTCTAGTGGAAATTCTAAAGTTGGAGATATCTTGACTTTCCTATCATAAGCGGATACTTGCCCTTCAGTTTTATGTCCAGAAAATAGCTGTTTATCTCTACTACTACCATCATAATCTGAGATCGCTTTAGCCTTGATGTCATGAAAAGTGCCAGGGATTTCTCGCCCTAGACTCAATGCAGCAGCCTTTTTCGCATTGTTCCACCAAGTATTGAACGTTTTTTTGTTCATCCGCCCACCGCTAGGTGAGGGGATTATGTATCCCGCTGCTGACTTATTCGCAAAATGCCGGTGAGCTAAGGCGATAGCAGCCTGCAATCGAGGCGTCCATTTCTTGATCTGTTTCTTGCCCGTTTTATTCTGCTCGATGAAAATTCCATCGGCGCGCAGATCTGGAATTTTCAAATCAAATACATCCCCCTCTCGCGCTGCACACAGATACGAGATCTCCATAGCTACCTGCACTTCTGGCCTGGCGATTTCATAAATAGCCAGGTAGTCTTCATCCGGTATATATACGTCTCTATCTATAAGCGTAAATTTCCTGATGCCCCGGCATGGATTCCCCTTCACATAGCCTCTTTCAAATCCCCAACCAAAAACCCGCGACATACTTGAGACCTCTTGATTGGCTTGGTTCTTACTGGCTAACCCCCGCTTGTCCATAAAAATTCTGACCTGCTCAATCTTAATTTCATCAGCCCTCATTTTTCCAAATACTGCGAGTAGTTTTTTCTGATGCTGGGCGTAATCTTTTTGAGTTCGAGCAGCCAGTTCGGTAAACGTTGGGCTGTCGAGAAACATTCCCCACAATTTTGAGAAAGTCATTACGTCATGATGTTTCGATTTTTCTTTCTCATAATTAGCCCAAAGTTTCGACATGCTGGTTTCACGTATTTTTCCCAGCGTAATGCTTTTTTTAGTTCCCTTTGGCTTCCAAACATAGCTGTATTTGTTTTTTGTTACCCGAGGCGGCAGTTGAGCATCCTTCGGATTTTTACGTGGTCGTCCCATAAATGGCGTCGAAGTCAGGTTCTGTTGCAACATATTCGTCAACCTTTGGTAATTCAGAGATATTCGGTGCCAGGTTTTTTCGTAACACTATTGGCCTGTTTCTACCGTCAGTAGTAAACGGGATGCCATGGCAGCGCAGTTGGCGCTGCTGCTCGGTATAGCGTCGATAACCTGTTACTTCTGCAATTTCCGCAGGTGACAGTGTGAGTTCGTACATGGCTATCACCTCGATAGCCAGCCAGTTAAAGATAACTGGCTGGTGGGTAGAATGCTGAAATTGGAAAATCAGTTTGAAGTAGCGGTTAGTCGCTGCCAGATAACTGAAACGTATTTGGCTTGGTGCCGGGCGTCGGCAAGTGCATTATGCACATCCCCAACAAATTGGATTTTGTAGCGCGGCTCACATCCGACGGATTTACCGAGCTCGATGATGGTACGCACATCGCGATCGTTAACGAACCTCCATGGGCAGTCGATACCTGTTCGGTCGTAAGAGCTGCGCAAGATAACGTTATCGAAAGTGGTACCATTTCCCCAAACCTGAATGTTGGCAGGGCCATTAGCTGCATTCTCGCTAATAAAATCATTCAACTGGAGCAGGGCGTCATCAAGAGGAATAGCGTCATCCATCGCCATAGCCGATCGGGCCTCTGCTGACTGCTTGAGCCACCAGATAATAGTGCTGGCCTCTGGCACACCGCCCCATGCCATTGCAGACTCAAGACTCACGGCCTTATAGAAGTCCGGTCCCAGCTGGCCAGTGGCTGGATCAAAAAATACCGCGCCAATCGATACAATTGGGGCGTCAGGTCCTGATGCCATTGTCTCCAGATCGACCATGAGGTGAGTATAAAGCGCATCTGAATTTTGAATCCGGGTATCATTATTTACGGGATCTGCCTTTTCACAATCCTCAGCACCGCGTTCATTCGCGACCATTCCCGCTTCGCCCGACGCCGGGACAGCTCCAGTTTGTTCTTCATTGCTGATAGCTTCTTCCATCGGCACATTGTCCGCGTCCTCAGTTTCGGTGGTAACTTCTGCTGGTGCTGGTGCTGGTGCTGGTGCTGCAAGCCCTTCAATTGTGAAAATGCCGCCGCCCGCGTTGGCTAACTTGGGCTGGTTATTTTCTGCTGGTTCATCCGGCTGTAGGCGATTTACCTCTTCCGCTGCGTCGAGTTCCGGGACGTGCCGTGCGGCCGCCAGCGTTTCGGGTGTCGGGTTTGCGTGATCTGTTTCGGTCAGGTTTGCGCAGATATACCCACGCAATCTATCTGGGAAAGGTGTTAAGTGCTCCTCTGCACTACGGATTAGAGCAAAAATCGCCGCGCGCGAGTAATCCAGGATCCCCGGAGTCGCTCGCAGTGCGACAGACCATTCCTTAAATGGACTCTCTTTTTTCTGCACAATCTCTTTTGCGCGCCGATAAATACTGCCCGGCAGGTCATAGATATTGAAATCCATTGGCAGGGTTGCCAATGCAATTTCCTTGTCGAGGACGTCGAAGGTATGCACCAGGTCCGGATTACGATCTGTCTGGTTGCCGCCTCCAGCGTTTGCGTCCGAGTTGGTACGCTGCACAGCGGAAATCCGGTTCCCGTTGGCCCATTCACGAACCAAAATGCCGCGGTCGATATGGTCATGCTCAAGCCAGAGCTTAATAAACGTGATCAGTGTTCCCAGCTCATGCCGTTTATCAACAGGGAAAACCTTTTTCACAGCAGTGGTAACCTTCCAGAGACCGTGAAGGTCATAGTCTTTGAGCTTCGGATTGTTCTCGGCCGCCAGTAACAGATTCTGGATATAGTTGTTATCGGTATCCATCTCCAGATCGGCTATCTGGCATTTTGTTGGCCAGCTGATATGGGAGGCATGTTTCTCTTCTGTGAGAAACTGCGCCAATAACTGCACCCTGAAAGGGAGGAGTGCCAGGTTATAAGTTAAGCTTTCATCAGCTGTTGACAATGGTGTGGAGTGGATAGGCTGCTCCTGCTCCTGCTCCTGCTCCTGCTCCTGCTCCTGCTCCTGCTCCTGCTCCTGCTCCTGCTCCTGCTCCTGCTCCTGCTCCTGCTCCTGCTCCTGCTCTGGTGCTGGCGTAGACTCGGGTTCATCAGCAATCTTCTGCCAGCTGGCCCCATCGTCAGCCAGGGTGTAGCGTTCGCACCAGGTGTCGTCAAGAGCTCCTTCCTCTGGCAGGTCGTCTACCACAAACCAGTTAGTACGAATCGGCAGCTGGTGGTCGGCGCCGCGGCCGGTTTCAATTTCAGCGTCCTCCAGAATATCAAGAATCTGACGGTCAGCGCGGGAGTCTGATTTTGCAGAGAACCAGCAAAAGAAGCTTTTAGCATTGGCGGCTTTTGCTTTGGCTTTAATGAGATACGCATACGTGTTCATTGCGTTCGGGTTCCTTTAGGTTGTAAGATACCCGGGACTTTGATAGCTCCCCTCGGGTAGTGGTCATTGTTCAAAACTCGATTCCGGAAAGCTTTGGTCGGCTGACCGGCGTACAAACCCGCTTCGGCGGGTTTTTGCGTTATTGAGGGTCGCGCCCGTAGCCTGGATGATCCTCTAACGCGTCGTTTAAGATGGTTTTAACTTCGCAGTTAGGAAGTAGCTGTACCGCCTGCTTGATAGCGGTCCCAAATGCTTCTGCAACAAGTTCAAATTTGCTGGCAAGTCGGTTCGCTTCGTCCGCCTGCTCTTCAACAGCGTCCATCTCGAACTGATGCTCCTGCCACACTTCATTCAGCACATCGTCCTCGACTTCTTCACGCAGTGCCTCTTTGACCTCCAGCACCGGGAGAACGCCAATCAGTTGCTCTGCTGGCGCGCTACTGAATCGCAATGCCAGTTCATTTGCTGCCATATAAACCTCCGGAAAAAGGCCCGCCGCTTGACGGGCAAAAGAACATTTTCCAATTTAACCAGAACAGGTCTTCGTCTCCTGTTTGGTTACGATGGCGGTATTACCATCATCATGCTCTGTGCACCGGGCATGGGGCTGGCAATAGCCATTATTCAAAACTCGATTACTGATGAACTGCTGGCTGTTGGTCGGCAGCCGGATCGCCTTTCTGGGCGAGGAAGTAGCAGATGCGGCGAATGACGGCCCAAAATATGGGCAGACGTACTGCCTGGCATCTCGATGGATTGCGTGCAAAGTCTGTCATGTTGAATTTCCTTTTTTGCCATTAAAGGCAGGCTGCCTGAACGTTGAAACCTGCTGCGCATTGTCATTGCCATCTCATCCGGTGCTTCGTATGCCGCCGGCAGCTACTGCGTGGGCTTCCTGCCTTGATGACGTGTTGCGATAATCAATTAAACACAAAGTTTATTTTTGTGTCAACAAAATGATTTTACGATATCAGATGAACACTTCAACTATTGAAGGCTTTAGCAGGCATAAAAAAACCCGCACGAGGCGGGTTGATCTGGTGGGAAAGGTTGGTGGTTAACTGTTCTTAAATCTACCACGGAGATATTTTTCAACGTAATCATCGATTTCTTTTAAACGCAGTTCGAAAGTATCAATCATTCTGTCTTGCTCTGCTTCCGGTAACTGGTTGAAAAGCTCAAGCATACGGCGCTCTTTATCCCTGAGTCCTGATGATTCGTGAACCTCTTCCCCCAAGATCCATGCCACGGAAACACCATAGGCATCTGCAATTTTCAACGCCGAGTTTTTACCAATCGCTCCCCGGGTAAACCAGTTGTTCACAGATTGAGGGCTAACGCCAGCTACTCGGGCAAGGTCGGCTTTGGTTGCTCCTTTTAAATCCATTAGCTCAATAAGGCGCTGAACTTGAGGGCTATCTGCTTGATGCGAAGTTGGTCTCATGATTTTCAGAGCTTGTTTTAGTGGTAGACGGTATCACTTGAGTTTAAACAAAATGTTTAAGCAATTGGCATTCATAAAGTTGACATTGGTATAAACATAATGTTTAATCGCTTCATGTCTTCCTATGGAGCAAGTTATGAACGCACTTGAAAAAGCTATTCTGGCGGCAGGTGGTGCAAGCCGATTAGCTAAAAAGATCTCGCTGTCACCCATGGCTATTAGCCACTGGAAAAAACGACACAAGGGGCTTATTCCATCAAGCCATGTCCTGCCGGTTTTTCAAGCAACCGGAGTTACACCTCATGAACTCCGCCCCGATCTGTATCCGAACCCAACTGACGGACTTCCTGTGGAGACTAAGCCATGCAATCGCTGACATGTGAACATAATAACCAGCGCCGCGGGGTTGCGCTGAAACCGCAAAATCAGTTTCAACCTCGGCGCCGGGATAGCATGAAATGCCGCCGTCTGCTCGACGCGGTTCGTGACTGGGAGGGCACTCTGCCAGGAAAAACGCAGCAAGATGACATCGCCCGGCTGGTGGCTGAGCGCTGGCTTGCCGTTGGCGGCCGCGGCATAACCGTCAATAAGCAGAATCTCTTCCGCTATCTTCGAAATGAGGGCGGCTCAGAGAAGTACACCGGCTATGTGATGCAGTTGTCTGAAGCGATTATTACCGCGATGCCCCTGGCGATCGCCAAGCGCTACGGCTGGCGCCAGGACGAAAAGACCAGCCCTGAGCTGGTGGCCTCCTCGATGAAGGAGGACGTTGAAGCACACCAGGCCGTTCTGCTGGGTTTGCCAATAGCTGTTCAGGTTAAAGAGCTGCTGGAGTCTATTTCAGCCAAAACAGCAATGCTTCCATCAGATATTGCCGGGCCGCTGCTCGCAACGCTTAGCGCGATTGCCCCACAAATTTTTTAATCGAGTTTTGACCAATGACCAATAAAACAACAGCGCCAAGGGGTGAATCATGACAACTCCTTTGCCTAAGGCGAAGCCAAAGAGTAAGGCAAGCAATGAGCCTTACCGTAAGGTGAAGATCACGATGTGGGATGACCCCAAATTTCGCGCTCTGTCGCCTTTGCAGCCTGGCGGGCAGAGCTTATTTATTTACCTGCTGACAGGGCCGTTCACGGGGATTATTCCTGGGCTATTCAAGGCCGGTCGCGCGGCTTTGGCCGAAGAGCTGGGCTGGGAAGTCGAAGCCTTCGACTTAGCCTTAGGAGAAGCCAAATCACTTGGGATGGTCAAAGCCGACATCCAAGCCCGAGTTTTTTGGCTGCCCAACGCTGCCAAACATAACCCGCCAACGTCAGTAAATGTCATCAAATCGTGGGTGCGGGCGTTCGAATTGCTGCCCGAATGTGACCTCAAATATGAGGCGTTGGAATCCTTGAAAGCCGCGTCGCATGGGGTTTCACCCGCTATGGGTTTGGCTTTCGATAAGGCTTTCGCTTTGTCTCGCCCTTTGTCTAAGGATAAGCCTAGTCCTTTGCCAAGAGGTATCCAGAAAGCAGTAAACAGTAAACAGATCTTAAAACCCTCTCTTAGCGCGGGCGCGAATGAAAACGCGGGCCAAATATTTCCGCCAGCAGAGCCTGTTGCTCCGCGGTACCTGGATGGGCTGAACGAACCGATCGGAAAATTCAGCATGGCTGACGGCTGGCTGCCATCCGGGGATTTCCGGCAGCGCGCTGCGCAGTGGGGGATTAACTTGCCAGAGCCGGATTATCTGCCAACTGAGCTGGCAGAGTTCATCGCCTACTGGAATGCCGAGCAGAAAGTTTTTACCCAAATCCAGTGGGAGCAGAAATTTGCACGGCACATCGTGCACGTAAGAGCGAAGAAGAAACCTGAAACCGGAGGAGTGACGTATGCAGGAGTTCGACCAGAGCCAGCAGCATCCCGAGCTGTTCAGCAGATCGACGCAGCCTACGAGAGCTGGTGTCGCAGAAACGGGATTGATGGCGGTGAAAACGGCATGGCAGCTGTGGAGGGTGATGGGCGAGGTGTTCTCGAACCGCTGGACCCAGAAGAATGGCGCAGAGCCCTCGGCCCTGTGGATAGCCCAGATCGGTTCGATGACTGATAGCGAGATCAAGCTGGTTTGCCAGCAGTGCATGGAGCGCTGCGCTATGGGAAATACCTGGCCGCCAGACCTGGCAGAGTTTGTCTCTCTGGTATCCGAAAGCGGGGCTAACCCGTTCGGGCTGACGTCTGAAGGAGTGATGGACGCGTACCGGAAGTGGCGCAATGAGTCATACCGCTACTCCGGGAGTGATAAATATCCGTGGTCGCAGCCGGTGCTGTACCACATCTGCATCGAGATGCGCAGGACTGGCGTCGAGCGCCAAATGACTGAAGGGGAGCTAAAAAAACTGGCAGAAAAATTACTGACTAAGTGGAACAAGCACGTAGGCAATGGTTTCAGCGTGCCACCTATACGCCGCCAGCTTGCTGCACCACACCATCCTGCCGGGCCAACGCCTGCGCAGATTTTGATGGAAGAGTACAAGCGTCGTAAAGCGGCTGGATTAAGCAACTAACGAGTTTTGACCAATGACCAATACAGTAAAAATCAATCAAATAGACCGGGTGGCGATTGCTGTACGCCACATGCCTGGCTGCGTCATTCGCGACATCTGTGAAGCCCTGGATGTTTCCGCCAGCACGGCCTGTAACTTTCTCAGGTCGCTGACACGCAAGGGCATTATTACCCGCAAGCACAACGGCACGCAGTATGTCTACACCGCAGCAGAAGGCGCCAACATACCGGACGTGGTGCTGCCCTTCATGCTGGAAAAGCCAAAAGATCCTGAGAAGCTGCAGGCAGTAGAGGCGCTGGCACAGGAGCTTGAGATGAAAGGTTTCTGGCGTCGGGCGGCCACACAGTACACCAGTGCTATGAATATGGCCTGCAACTCCAATGAGATGTTGCGCTTGTGCCTGCGCCGGGATGCTTGCTACCGGCGTGCGGCGAGGAGGGCGTGAACATGGCCAGTAAAAACCTCTGGAAAATCGTGACCGCGATGCGGGAGCGGGGAGAAATAACGCCGCGAGAGGTGCGCGCGCTGGTGGGCTGCGACAGCAAAAAAGCCAATCGCCTGCTGGAGCACCTGGTACGTGCCGGGGTTGTGTCCAACGTTGGACTGCTCTATCACCCTGTTTACCGGCTGCGCCGCGGCGATATCAATCTCAAGCCGATTAAGCCAGCAACAGAAAAGCCAAGTCGCCAGCGAGTCAGTATCACAGAGCAGTGCCGCCAGAACTGGCAGGGGTATCAGGTTCACAAAATATTCGGGAGTGCAAAACAATGAATAAGCAAAAAAATCATATTGGAATCCTATTAATTAAGGCGGGAGATATTTCTCATGGCTAATTCATTCAAGCAAATGATTAAATCCGGAGTTATCAAGCGTCCCGATTCTGGGATGTTCATTAGCCTTGACGATATTCACGTTAAAGAGGGCTTCAATAAACGTGAGGATGACGATCGCACCCGTGCAGCAGACGATGATCTGTTCAACTATCTGAGCAAAGGTGGCACAGTCCCTCCGCTGGAGTGTATTGCACGCGATGAAGGTGGTGTCTGGGTTGTTGAAGGTCACAGAAGGCGCCGCGCTTACGCCAGGTGCCGTGATGCCGGAAAGCCGGTAGACCGCATCCATATAATGCCGTTCGTAGGTAACGATGTGCAGCGCCTGGCTCGAATCATGACCAGTAATAACCAGCTTCCGCTTTCCCCTCTTGAGCAGGCCGCTGTTGTCCAGGAAATGGCTACAACGTTTAACCTGTCCATCAGTGAAATAGCGAAACTAGTTCACAAGTCGGCGCCGACCGTTGAAAAGCTCCTGGCACTCAGCACAGCCAATCATGATGTTCAGCAGGTCGTTAAATCCGGTGACGTGTCTGTGTCGGTAGCTGTCGATAGGGTTAAGGAACATGGCGACAAGGCTGGAGAGGTTCTCAAAAAGGATGTGGCAGCCGCTAAGGCGATGGGCGCCAAGAAAGTAACCAAGCGTGTCGTAGCTCCGGAAATTAGCGTCAAGAAAGCCCGCCGGCTGGTAGAGCTCATGGCTATTGCGAATATCACCGATGAAGGCGTGATAACTCTTAAGGGAATCGCCCTGGCTGAGGCCTTGGAAATTATCGACGAACAGAAATGCATCGCGGAAAACCGCATCAAGGTGGAAGCATGAAACCAACATACGAAGAACTGGAAAAAACTGTAGCAGCTCTTCGCCGGCGGGTCATTGAAAACGACCATAACTGGGCTGTGATGATTGACGGGTATGAGCGTAAATGTGCTGAGCTAAAGCAGCAGGTGGCGGCGCTGGCGGCGGATAATGCTCAGATGCTGCGTTTACTAACCGACATCAGCGAGAACCACGTCGAATATTACTCAGAAGGCGAAGATGGCATGTTTGCAGGTATTCCGCTGGATTACGTCTCCGAAATAAACATGTACGTTTCCCGTGATGTTAACGCCGAAAACCCTTTTACGGTAACCGATGCGGCGATTGCTGAGATCCGTGCCAGCGCGATAACTGCGGCGCTATGCAGTAGTTCAGAGTATCTCGATACAGATTGCGTAATGTACAGGCTTGGCATCAGTTATGAATTGGCTGGAATGCGAACCGCTGGCGCTATTGAGCTACATGATTCATTGATCTCCGCAGCAAAACAGTTACGCGCGGAGGCATCCAAATGAGCGCTATAACGGAACTGCCAGTAGAGCGTGACCCGGAATACGGATTCTGGACTCATCCCGCACTCGATAAATTGTGTGGGGGTCGTGAGGGTGTACCACTTTCAGAATTTAGGGAGTGGCTTGCTACTAACGCTCTCGAGCACCAAATAACCTGGCTCGATAGCAGTGACGATGACGAAGCCCGCGACGAATATTTCAACAGTGATAGCGGCACATTTGCCAAATGGCAGCCAGAAACTCCTCACGGTGACGGATGGTTCATTGCATCCATTCACGACACTGAGGATGGCCCGGTTTGCGTCTGGTTCCGTGAGGTGCGGTATGGTTGAGCAAACGATTCTTGACATGTGCTGCGGCTCCAAGATGTTCTGGTTTGATAAAAAAGATCCGCGAGCAGTATTTAGCGACATTAGAGCAGAGCAGCATACGCTCTGCGACGGGCGCCGTCTGGTAATTGAACCAGATCTGATTGCAGATTTCCGCGCGTTACCATTAGCGCGCGCAGCAGGTGCTGAAGTTCCTGCGGCAGTACTGTGGCCCCGACAGCACCGGGCTGGTGGAAATCGACGGGGTGACGTATCGCATCGTTGATATCGGCATGCGCATGCTGCAGCCGCATGAGCTATACAGGGCGCAGGGATTCCCGGACTGGTACATCATCGACCAGGACTATCGGGGCGTGAAGTATGCTAAGGACAAACAGGTCGCGCGCTGCGGCAACGCGGTGCCACCGCCGTTCGCCGAAGTGTTGGTGCGTGCGAATTTACCTGAAATGTGTTGGGCAAAGGAACTGGCAGCATAACTAAGCCCGCCTCGGCGGGTTTTTAGTTTCACAGCGAAAACATCTTTATAAACAGCAGTATGGTATTCACAAAACGTGCCCTCAAAAAACTTGAATCTTACTGGTTGCAGGTATACTGTATATTTATACAGTGAATGTTTGAGGGAGGATTTATGAAAGTTGAGGTCACAATTGATCGCACCAAAAAATTGCCGGATGGGGCTGTGCCTGCGCTTGAGCTGGAGCTTAAGAAGCGTATCGATAAAAGCTATGCTGATTGCAAGCTTACGGTTCGGCGTGCCGGCTCTGACGGCCTGAGTATCGTTGGAGGAGAAAAGGCGGACAAAAAACGCATCGAGGAGATCCTGCAGGAGACCTGGGAAAGCGCAGATGAGTGGTTTTATTAATCAGCTGTGGATTTAATTTCAGGTTTATAAGAGGGGACTCGGGGTGGAAGTAAAAGATTTACCAAAAAAGGGTTACGCAGTTATCAGATGCCACGATGGGGTTATCGTTGCCAAACTGCATTCATTTCCGGAATGCCAGCGTGCGCTGATGTATCGCCGTGGCGGTATGGTGTCGTTTATGCCGTTGGCCGAGGATGAGATTATTGGCACGCCGACCCTGTTCACGCAGATGCTGGAGAAGGCTGGTTACCGCGTTGCTGAGAACTCTGGTATTATCCCGTCATAGGCCTGAACACCCTATACCTGCTGCGCCACTGGAGAGACACCATGGCGCAAAACCACATACAAAACACCACACTCCTGACGCCGTCCGGCGCCAGCGGTTTATTCATGCCGAAATCCCCGCGGGGTGATGCATGAAGCGAACCTGGTTTCAGCATACCGACCTTACATCCGAGCAGATTGATGATCTCGAAAGACGTTACCGCAACAATAACGTTAAGACAGAGCGATCGCTTAGTAACGACTTCATTCACTGGACGCTGAGCGCATATTTGCCTGAGTCAGAACAGGCGCCGCGCCCGGACCGCCGTTTTGAGCAGAGGTTCTGGGGGTGATGATGGAAACTCTGACGCTATCACTACCATTTCCGCCAAGCGTAAACGCTTACTGGCGCGCGCCAAGCAGAGGCCCGTTGAAAGGCCGGCACATGGTGAGTGCCAAGGGGCGCGCTTATCAGGCGGAAACATGTGCTGCCATCTTTGAGCAGTTACGTCCGCGGCCACATACTCTGGTGGGGCCGGTTTCAGTAATCGTCACCCTATATCCTCCTGACCGCCGACGTCGTGACCTGGATAACTTCAACAAGGCGCTGTTTGACGCCCTGACTCGGGCCGGAATCTGGCAGGATGACAGCCAGATAAAACGGCTGCTACTCGAATGGGGCCCGATCACTCCAAACGGGCAGGTCATCGTCGCCATCTCAGCCTTTGCAGCGGGGTCATGATGCGCGCAATACTGACGGCAGAGGTCGTCCGCACCATGGGGATTGTGCTTCTGAAGCCGGGGCGTGAACTGATGCCGCTGTTTTCCCATGGACGCATTCTGGTTGAGTCGGTTCCCCAGAATATGGCTTCCTTGGCGCCGGGCCGAATTCCGGACGCCCGCCAACCGCTGGCAAACGATCCTGAAATTGCCGGTTTCTTTATTGACGAGCGAGTCATTCGTGTCGCTGGCGGCATTTCCGGTCTTGAATACTGGCTGGAAAATCGGCATCGCGAATGTCAGTACCCACACTCTGAGTACCATCACGATGAGCTGGTCACGATGCGGCACCCGCCTGGCGCGATATGTGTTTGCTGGCATTGCGACAACAAGCTGCGCGACCAGGCGACTGAGCTTCTCGCCAGAATTGCCAGGGAAAACTTAGTCGAGTGGATTATTGAAATAGTTCTGCGCGAACTGGGATATAGCCGGGAGCGTGTGCTATCTGTTGCGGAGCTGTGCTGGTGGGCGTTAACTCACGGAGCATCAGAGGCTATTACCGAGTCTCTGGCACGGAAGGCGCTACGCTTAGCCAATGAGCCAATCCCTTCAGTCTGGCGTGAAAGTGACATTCTTCCAACAGAACTGGCCACCAGCATTCTGAAGCGGCACACCGACAGCTATTCCCCTGATCCCGCTCTTCAGGAGCCTGTGCTGGATGCGCCCATAACACCACTTACTGTCGATTCAGAGCCGCCAGCATCATTTTTCCGAAAACCCAAGCGTATCCGCTGGGAAAACCAAAACTATCTGGCGTGGGTTAAATCGCAGGCATGCGAATGTTGTCGGCAGCCGGCAGATGATCCGCATCACCTGATAGGTCATGGGCAGGGTGGCATGGGGATGAAGGCGCACGATGCGTTTGCTATCCCACTCTGCCGCCGTCACCACAACGAACTGCACAATGACCCGGTTAAATTTGAGCGTAAATATGGCTCGCAACTCGAAATGTTAAAGAACGTACTGGACCGAGCCTTTGCGCTTGGCGTTCTCGCGTAATAAGGAGAAAAAATGACACCGCAGCAACGCCGCAAACATGTAGCAGCTCTTAATGAAGTAGCGAAGGCAACTCATAAGCGCTATCTGGGGAAATCAGTGTTACTGACAGGTATTCAGTCAGGATGGATTAAATCTTTGCTGACGATCTGGGGCGATAATGTCAGGGGTGGGACAGCCCCGCGAATACCAAAAGGTCATGCTTGCTGGCGAGGCATTAAAGGGGCCTCATGGTCAGATAAGGCTCTTGAGCGTTTTACCGCTGCACTTTCTCAGGCACGGGAGGAAGGGTATCGAGGGCAGCAGGCGCTGAGTCGGGCGCACTCTATTTTATGGCCGAAGCCTGCCACTAATCTGATCGACAGTGCGCTTAATGATGATGATGCTGATTTCATCGAGCAGTGCGTGCTGGAGTCATTCGACACGACGGACCCGGTTTATGTCGTTGGAGTTGGGTTTTACACGACGCGTAAGAAAATCTCTGACATTAGCCGAGAGCTGCAACAAATGGCCCCTTGGCTGTCCTCTGATGAGGCAAGAAGGCGTGTTAAATGGTGCTTGGAACTATTCCAGGCGAAAGTTTTTTTAGTTGCAAGACATGAGCTGAAAAAATAAAAATGAACAAAAAGTGCTGATTTGTGTTTTTAATATTGAATTTGCGCTAAAACTTCTGATAATTAGGGCATGCTTAGCAGAGCTGCGCCACTCGGCAGCGACCAAAAGCGACAATTTGAACATAACGAGAACCCTGCAACCGCGGGGTTTTTGCTTTCCGGCGATACGACAGGGGTATTCGCGAGGTGCATTGCATCAGTACCCCTGTCATATCGTCGAGAATCATCATTGACAGGGATTACCATTTGCTGAACATGGTTATTTTTACGCAATAGTCGCTGTTTGCCTCTTCACCGTTCTTACTCTAGACTGTAAAAATGCCGCAGCTAGCTCTTAGGTAAGGAACATCAGCCTTCGAAGCTGTACTTGAGTTAAAATCTTTAGTGGCGAACCATTTTGAATGAACGTTGATTATAAGCAATTTTACCTTATTGGCCGAAGCGTTCATTCAAAAGCGCCTCATGTTGTCCAAAGAGCCTCGGGTGGCTTGCTGGTTGTGGCGCCTCTTCAAAAGCAGACATCAGTCTCACTTCAGTTTTGTGCTATCTTTATTCATAAAGGGAATAAAAATGGTATGCGTTTATGATGTTGCTGGAGACTACTGACTCTACTTTTCCAGACATGGTTATCTGCGACCTTGTCCAGTGGATTGAGTCCGACCTGACACGCTCGATGTCCATAAGCGAAGTTGCCAGGAGGTCCGGGTATTCATATTGGCATGTGCAACGTTTATTCAAGAGTTCCACTGGATATAATCTTGCTGGCTATATTCGGGCGCGAAGAATGACTGTCGCAGCTGAGCTTATTCGGAAAGGTGAGCTTAATATTACCGCTATTCTTGTGCAGGTGGGGTTTACGGATAGTTCCACTTTTTGCAAATCCTTTCAGCGGTATTTTGGCATTCCTCCCTCTGCTCTCAGGAACAGCTCACTGGACTTAACTGACAAAATGATCGCACCTTATTGTTAGCTTGCTGAGTGCTTATTCTTTAAATGAATATCCTTGAAGTGAAATTCTGCAATTGATGTGTAAATTTTTCTATTTCAAACTGGAGTGGGCTTTGTTGAATAAATCAGATTTCGGGTAAGTCTCCCCCGTAGCGGGTTGTGTTTTCAGGCAATACGCACGCTTTCAGGCATACCTGCTTTCGTCATTTTGTTCAGCGCTCGTACCAGGGCCATAGCCTCCGCAACCTGACCATCGTAGTCACGCAGCGTCAGTGAACCCCCGAACAGCTGTTTTACCCGGTACATCGCCGTTTCCGCTATCGAGCGACGGTTGTAATCTGTTGTCCATTTCCACCGCGCATTACTCCCGGTCATTCGCTGATTAGCCACTGCACGGTTACGGTCTGCATATTCACCGGGCCAGTAACCCGCACCTTTTCGGGGAGGGATAAGCGCGCTGATTTTCTTACGCCGCAGTTCATCGTGACAGAGCCGGGTGTCGTAAGCGCCGTCTGCCGATGCTGCCCTGATTTTTCTGTGAGTCTGCCGGATAAGACCCGGGAAGGCTTCTGAGTCCGTCACATTGTTCAGCGACAGGTCTGCACAGATGATTTCATGTGTGTTGCTGTCAACTGCCAGATGCAACTTTCGCCATATACGACGGCGTTCTTTGCCGTGTTTTTTGACTTTCCATTCGCCTTCACCAAAGACCTTCAGCCCGGTGGAATCAATCACCAGATGCGCGATTTCACCTCGGGTGAACGTTTTGAAACTGACATTAACCGACTTTGCGCGCTTGCTGACACTGGTGTAATCCGGGCAACGCAACGGAACATTCATCAGTGTAAAAATGGAATCAATAAAACCCTGCGCAGCGCGCAGGGTCAGCCTGAATACGCGTTTAATGACCAGCACAGTCGTGATGGCAAGGTCAGAATAGCGCTGAGGTCTGCCTCGTGAAGAAGGTGTTGCTGACTCATACCAGGCCTGAATAGCTTCATCATCCAGCCAGAAAGTTATGGAGCCACGGTTGATGAGGGCTTTATTGTAGGTGGGCCAGTTGGTGATTTTGAACTTTTGCTTTGCCACGGAACGGTCTGCGTTGTCGGGAAGATGCGTGATCTGATCCTTCAACTCAGCAAAAGTTCGATTTATTCAACAAAGCCACTGGAGTGGCTAAGTTTTTCAATTAATATAGTGTTGATGGGTATCTCAGACTCATCATCATTTACTCTTTACCTTGATTACCAGTCGGAAAAAATTTAACAACTAGGTGTGGCTTATTAAATTACCTCCTGAAATAAATGTGAAGAGTCAATCGTTTGAGAGGCTCTGATGGTTGAGTAGAGATTTGTAGTATTGGGAATGCAGAAAACGCTCATCGGTTACAATTGATGAATAAGCGGGGGAGAGAAAAAGATAGCCACCTGTACCTCACCATGAATCAATTTGAGTATAGATAAAAAAAGGCCCGTAGGGGGAAATCCTGACTACGGGCAAAATCACCAGCGAACTTTATAAAGCTGGTGTTTTCCCTCAACTGTCTAAGCAGTCTCATCCAAAAACACCATATGTAAAATACAACTGGATTGGTCAAAATTCAATAAAGTTAATTAATTTCTGCTGCTTGGTGAAGGAGCGGCCCACTTTTAGCATTGTAAACACTTATAACCTTTCTATAAATAATGGAATGCACCTTTAACTTTCAGCCCGCCCGATGCGAGGTGGAGACTATGAAAATGCCTGACAAAATCTTTTCTGCTGCCACGTACTGCACGTCAGGCGGCTTAATTTGCACGGGACTGGCACGTATGTATGACTGGTTTCACGGCCTAGATTGGAACTTCATCGCGCTGGCCAGCGGCGTGGTTCTCGGTATCGCGACATATTTCACCAACCTCTACTTCAAACGCCGGCAGACGAAAGCCTATGAGCAGGCTCTCGCCCGCGGCTACGTGACCTCTCCACCGCAGGACAACTGATATGGCATCGACCAGAGCAAAACTTAGCGCCGCGATGCTGGGACTTATTGCTGCTGGCACGTCGGCGCCGGTGCTGATGGACCAGTTCCTGAATGAGAAAGAGGGCAACAGCCTTGTCGCGTACCGCGATGGCAGCCAGGGCATCTGGACGATTTGCCGCGGAGCAACGCGCGTCGATGGCCGCCCGGTGGTGCAGGGTATGAAGCTGACGCAGGAGAAATGCGACGCGGTGAACGCTATCGAGCGCAATAAGGCGCTGGCGTGGGTGGATAAAAACATCCACGTTCCGTTGACGCCGCCGCAAAAGGTCGGCATCGCCTCATTCTGCCCGTACAACATCGGGCCCGGAAAATGCTTCCCCTCAACTTTCTACCAGCGCATTAACGCCGGCGACCGCCGCGGCGCCTGTGAGGCAATTCGCTGGTGGATTAAGGACGGTGGCCGCGACTGTCGGGTGCGGTCAAATAACTGCTACGGGCAGGTTTCCCGCCGGGACCAGGAAAGCGCGCTGACCTGCTGGGGGATAGGCGAGTGACCCTGCGTTATCGACTAATCGCCCTGGCTGTCTTGGCGGCCTTTATCGCCGGGATTCTCTGGGTAGCTTCCCATTACCATGACAAATGGCAGGAAGAGAAAACGCGGGCGGAAGCCGCTGAGAAGCGCGCAGACTCTTCCGAGGCCATAACCGCCAACGTCATCCGCGCCGTAACCATCATGAGCATAATCACCGAGGCCAATCAGCATGCTAAAGAACAGATCGCACTGGAGTCATCGCGAGCCTCGCGTGACATCAAAGCTGCTGTTGCGGATGATGATTGCGCTAAGCGGACTGTGCCTGCTGGCGCAGCTTACCGGCTGCGGGAGTACGCGGACAGTTTACGTTCCGGTGCCGTACGTGCCGCTGCCGGCCAGCCTGACAGGTGAGACGCCGCAGCCGGAGATACCGGAGCCAATGACGTGGGGCAGTAGCCTGGACCTGAACGTCAGCCTGCTGTCTGCGCTGGCGCAGTGCAACCGGGATAAAGCGGATATCAGGGACATCGATCAGCAGCGGATAGCAGAACAAAGCATTGAGAAATGACAACTTTATACGTGAGTGTGAAGCGGAAAATAACGCTGCATGCGGGCTTACTGTGTCATTTGTTCTGAAATTGACAAGGTCTTCCACCTTGACGGTCACCGGTATTACCTAACCCCTTCATTGAGGGGCTTAGGTAATACAAAAAAAAGCCCTGAACGGAGTGCCGTCAGGGCGAGAAATTATCAGGTCCGATTGCCAAGTCCGCACCAACCAGAGGGGGGAAATGCGGCTTAGCTTCTTTTAGCCTCAGCCCTGAGGCATCTGCCTGTTGAGTATAGGCAATCATTTCAGGAAATGAAACTGACCATAAAAAAATCCCCTGACAGTTTCCTGCAGGGGAAAGGAAAAAAGTATGCGTTTTGAATCTCACTACAAAGTAAGCGTAGATGGATACTGAATATTTTGCAGGAAATTTTACCGTTTAATTACCTTAACCCGAGAAGCGGAGGCATTAGTGAATAACCTCAAAATTGAATATGCAAATGGTGTACTGGTTGCTGTTGAACACAATGGCAGGTCCTATATGGATCTTCCACTTTCTGCGCTGCACTTCCGGCACGAAAAGAACCACAACCCATTTTTCAAGATCGAGGTTGAGGAAGGCGGCGAAAAGCATGAGCGCCTGAAAGAAGTATCCCCCGAGCTTCCCTCGGCGCCGGAGCCAATGCCGCCAGTGACAGAGGAGGCGGCGGTGAAAGAGGGGGAGTTAATGCCTCCCGCCGTTCAGCCGCCTCGCAAGCCGCGCCGTCATCGCCATAACCGCAACCGGAGTAACAGCAATGTTCAATCGTAATGACCTGACCATCTCAATGTTCTATGCATCCAGTACCAACGATGACGGCAGCAAAACTGCAGCTATCACGGTGCAGGTTAATGGCCCTACTGCCACCGCTGTGCAGACCTCGCAGCTGCTCTGCGTCACTGATAAGGCAAAGGTGAAGACCTATGTCGTTGGCGAGCAGAGCATCAAAGACGGCTCGGACCCGCTGCTGGTAGCCATAGAAAACTACTGGCGTCAGAACACCCAGGCGGTCGTTGGGCAACTGATGAATGACGTGCTGGAGTTCATCGCAGGCAACGTCAGTCAGGGCACCACCTGGTTGGGGTTCAACGGACTGAAGGTGTTTGAAAATGAACCGCTTGAGAACCGAATTCCCGAAAGCGTTTTGAATGCTGACGGCGGAGCAGAGAGCGAATGATAATTATTATCGTCTCGGGTCCTTTCCGGGGATCTGACTCGTTACGGGGCGACGTCCGCGCAGGATTCCGCTATTTATGAAAATTTTTGGGCGGGTGGTTGTTGTTTTGTTGTTCATAATATATTGATATATAAGTGTTTTATTGATTTGATATAACAACCAGTACTCAAATCACCCAGAAAACCGGGCTTGCTTACACAAATTTACATACGACTTGTTTTTTAGCCGACTCATGCGGGGAGGGGAGGGTGGCCCACTTACTCAATAAAGGTGAAATGGCCTCCTCTATCGGTATCTCGGTTCAGGCGTTTGACAAATGGGGCGTCCCTCCGGTTGAGCGTCGAGGGAGAGAGGTTTTCTATGATGTCAAAGCCGTACTGGAGATAGACCGCGAGCGGCAGCGTCAAAATCAGCAACCAACGGGCGATAGCGACGAACTTGAAACAAAGCTGCTTCAGGCACGCGTTGAGCTGACAGAGGAGCAGGCGATCGCGCAGCGGTTTAAAAACCGCGTTTCAGAAGGTCGCTTAATTGACGTTAACTTTTGCTCCTTTGCTTTAGGTAAGGTGGCAATGGAGATCTCCAGCACGCTCGACGCCATTCCACTCGCAATGCAGCGACAGTTCCCGGATCTGACTATACGCCAGATTGACTATCTCAAAACGCTTGTGGCGAAAGGGGCAAACACCTGCGCCAGAGTGGATGAAAAACTTCCAGGGTGGATTGATGATTTTATCGAAACCTCAGATGGATAACATGATGAAGGCTATCCGGGAAGGGTTAAAGGCGCTCACCAGACCGCTACCCATGACGACCGTAGAGTGGGCGGATAATCACTATTACCTCCCAAGAGAATCCTCCTACGGGGCGGGTGAATGGGTCACTTTGCCTTTTCAGGTGGCCATCATGAACGCGATGGGCAGCGACCTGATCCGAACGGTCAACCTGATTAAATCTGCCCGCGTCGGATATACCAAGATGCTGCTCGGTGTCACTGGCTATTTTATTGAGCATAAGGCGAGAAACAGCCTGCTGTTCCAGCCGACGGACTCTGCCGCTGAGGATTTTATGAAATCCCACGTAGAGCCGACCATCAGGGACGTTCCCTGCCTAAAAGCTCTGGCTCCCTGGTTGGGGCGAAAGCACCGGGATAACACGCTAACGCTCAAGCGGTTTACCTCCGGCGTGGGTTTCTGGTGCCTGGGCGGCGCAGCGGCTAAAAACTACCGTGAAAAATCAGTGGATGTGGTCTGTTATGACGAACTCTCCTCGTTTGAACCGGATGTGGAAAAAGAAGGTTCGCCGACGCTGCTCGGCGATAAACGCATCGAGGGCTCAATCTGGCCCAAATCCATTCGTGGCTCTACGCCAAAGATTAAGGGCTCCTGCCAGATAGAGAAGGCGGCGAATGAATCGGCCCATTTTATGCGGTTCTATATTCCCTGCCCGCACTGTGGCGAAGAGCAGTATTTAAAATTCGGTGATGATGCGACAACGTTCGGGCTGAAGTGGGATAAAGGCAAGCCGGAAACGGCTTATTACCTGTGTGAACACAGCGGGTGCGTCATTCGCCAGGCCGATCTCGATCAGTCTCATGGTCGCTGGATTTGTGACAACACCAGTATCTGGACACGCGACGGAATAACGTTTTATAGCTCGGGTGGTGATGAAGTCGCGTCGCCGCGATCGCTGACGTTTCACATCTGGACTGCATACAGCCCGTTTACCACCTGGGTGCAAATTGTCTATGACTGGCTGGATGCGCTTAAAGACCCGAATGGCGTTAAAACCTTTATTAACACAACGCTCGGCGAGCCCTACGAAGAGTCAGTGGCTGAAAAGCTGGATTATGCACTGCTGCTCGAGAAGGTGACCCATTATGCCGCTCAGGTTCCTGAGCGAGTCGTGTATCTTACGGCCGGCATCGACTCCCAGCGTAACCGCTATGAAATGTATGTCTGGGGCTGGGCGCCGGGTGAAGAGGCGTTCCTGGTGGATAAACAAATCGTTATGGGGCGCCACGACGATGAGGAAACCCTGCTGCGAGTGGATGAGGTGATAAACCGGAAATATCGCCACGCAGATGGCACGGACATGTCTATTTCCCGCATTTGCTGGGATATCGGCGGCATTGACCCGGAAATCGTTTATTGCCGCTCAAAAAAGCACGGAATTTTTCGTGTTCTTCCGATTAAAGGTGCGTCGGTATACGGCAAACCGGTCATTACGATGCCCAAAAAACGCAATCAAAACGGTGTGTTTTTATGCGAAATCGGTACGGATACGACTAAGGAGCTGCTCTATGCCCGTCTGGGTGCGGAGGTCGCCCCTGCGGAAGTCGCCACACCTTACGCCGTTCATTTCCCTGGTGACCCTGACGTTTTCTCTGAGACTGAAGCCCGGCAGCTGGTGGCTGAAGAGCTGGTTGAAAAACTCGTTAACGGAAAAATCAGGCTTCTGTGGGATGCGAAAGGGCGGCGCAATGAGGCGCTGGACTGTCTGGTATATGGATACGCTGCATTTCGTATTTCTGTTCAGCGCTGGCAGCTGGATCTCGATGCGCTGGCCGAGTCGAGAAAAAAAGAGGCCCGGGATCCCCCTACTATAGAACAACTGGCCGCAATGCTGTCGGGAGGAGTAAATGGCAACACTAACTGAATTGCAGGAGGCCCGGCAGGCTCTGCATGATCTGATGACGGGAAAGCGGGTTGCGACCGTGCAGAAAGACGATCGCCGCGTAGAGTTTACCGCTACGTCCGTTGGCGATCTGAAAAAGTACATCGCCGAGCTTGAGGAGTTGTTATGGGCCGGAGTCCGTCGGCGCGGTCCGGCAGGGGTGAGGTTATGAAACGCACTCCGGTACTTGTTGACGTAAACGGCGCGCCGCTACGACAAAGTCTGGGGTACAGTGGCGGCGGAGTGGGATTCGGCGGGCAGATGGCCGACTGGATGCCTCCGGCTGAGAGCGTGGATGCCGCGCTGCTGCCGTCACTGCAGCTGGGAAATGCCCGCGCTGACGATTTAGTCCGAAATAACGGCATCGCGGCAAATGCCGTCGCACTGCACAAAGATCACATTGTGGGGCACCTGTTTCTCATCAGCTATCGCCCTAACTGGCAGTACCTCGGTATGCGGGAATCGTCTGCGCAGAGTTTTGTTAATGAGGTAGAAAGCGCCTGGTCTGAATACTGCGACGGTATTTTTGGTGAGATAGACGTGGAGGGAAAGCGCACCTTCACTGAATTTATCCGCGAAGGTGTCGGCGTACATGCATTTAATGGGGAGATTTTCCTGCAGCCTGCATGGGATGCTGAGACTACGCAGCTATTCCGTACCAGGTTCAAGGCGATTAGCCCTAAACGCGTGGACACCCCCGGCCACGCGCAGGGGAACCGCTACCTAAGGTCGGGTGTTGAGGTTGACAGAAACGGTAAGGCGCTGGCCTATCACGTTTGTGAAGACGACTGGCCAATGTCGTCCAGGCAGTGGACCCGGGTTCCCAGGTATCTGGCATCCGGGCGCCCGGCGATGCTGCATATTTTCGAACCGGTTGAGGATGGGCAGACGCGCGGGGCGAATCAGTTCTACAGCGTCATGGAGCGATTAAAAATGCTGGATACCCTGCAGGCAACCCAGCTACAGTCGGCAATTGTTAAGGCTATGTATGCCGCCACGATCGAGAGCGAACTGGACTCTGAAAAGGCGTTTGAATATATCGCGGCGGCGGATAACAAGGATTCGCCGCTGGTAAATATGCTGTCTAACTACGCTCGCTATTATACCTCGAACAGCATTAAGCTCGGGGGCGTCAAAATCCCTCATCTATATCCTGGTGATGAGCTCAACCTGCAGACCGCACAGGACTCTGACAACGGCTTTTCTGCGCTGGAGCAGGCGTTACTGCGCTACATCGCGGCGGGGCTCGGCGTGTCATACGAGCAATTATCCCGAGACTATTCTCAGGTCAGCTATTCCAGCGCACGCGCGTCGGCTAATGAGTCATGGCGGTATTTTCTCGGTCGTCGAAAATTTATTGCCGGGCGCCTGGCAACCCAGATGTTTTCATGCTGGCTGGAAGAGGCGCTGATCCGCGGCGTTATTCGCGCGCCGAGGTCTCGATTTTCATTCTGGGAGGCGCGTTCCAGCTGGTGTCGCGCCGAATGGATTGGTGCTGGCCGCATGGCAATTGACGGGCTGAAAGAGGTTCAGGAGTCAGTTATGCGCATCGAAGCCGGACTCAGTACCTATGAAAAAGAGCTGGCCATTATGGGTGAGGACTACCAGGACATTTTCCGGCAGCAGGTCAGAGAGTCTGAGGAGCGTCGGCAGGCCGGACTGTCTCGCCCCGTGTGGATCGGTGATACATATCATGAACAGATAGCGAACAGTCGCAAATCTGAGGAGGAAAAACGTGCAACGTAATCTCCCGCACATATTCAGCCAGGCGACTAACGCCCCGCTTCTGCTTGAACCCGCCTATGCGCGGGTTTTCTTTTGCGCGCTCGGGCGGGAGGCGGGGATCTCCAGCCTGCAAATACCGCAGAGTAGTGAAAAGCTCGAACTGGCTGACATGGAGCTGATCACCGGGGAATACATGTCTGATGGCAAGCCAAGAGCCCGGTTTTATCAGGTAGTGAATGGTATCGCTGTGCTGCCCGTATCCGGAACTCTGGTCCATAAGCTGGGCGGTATGCGTCCGTTCTCTGGCATGACTGGTTACGACGGCATTACTGCCCGCCTGCAGCAGGCGATGGATGACCCTGAGGTAAAGGGGATCCTGCTGGAAATCGACAGTCCCGGTGGGCAGGCTGCCGGGGCGTTTGACTGCGCTGACATGATTTATCGGATGCGGGACATAAAACCCGTATGGGCGCTGGCCAATGACACCGCCTGCTCAGCGGCTATGTTGCTGGCAGCCGCCTGTCAGCGCCGCCTGATAACCCAGACTGCCAGGGTGGGCTCGGTTGGGGTGGTGATGGCGCATACCGCATACAACCGCCAGCTGGAGCAGGAGGGTGTTGATATCACCCTCATCTATTCCGGCAAACACAAGGTCGATTTAAACCCGACGCAGTCATTATCCGATGAGGTTCACGCTGATTATCAGCAGCGGATGGATGAAGCCCGGCAGATGTTTGCCGAAAAAGTGGCGCTGTACACCGGATTATCAGTGGAGGCGGTGCTGGCAACGGAAGCCGCAGTTTACGACGGGCAAAACGCTATTAATGTCGGCCTGGCCGATGAAATGGTAAATGCCGCGGATGCCCTGGACGTGATGGCATCAGCGATAAATGTGAAATCAACAGGAGGCACTATGCCTGAATTAACGGTTACTGAGGTCGCCGCTCAGGAGAATCAGCGCGTGATGGGTATTTTGGGCTGCCCGGAGGCCGGAGGGCAATCGGTACTGGCTCAGACGCTGGCGGCCACGCCGGGGATGTCGGTTGAACAGGCTAAATTAATTCTCGCCGCGGCCAGTCCGCAGGCCACGGTTAGTGAAGCCGACCGCATTATGTCCTGTGATGAAGCCGCAGGGCGCGAGGAGCTGGCAAAAGCGCTGGCCGCGATGCCGGGCATGACGGTGCCGCAGGCAAAAACGATTCTGGCTGCATCCCCGAAAGTTGCCGAGACTCCCCTTCGAGACTCGGTTCTGTCGCTGAGTGAGGCATCCGGACGTGAGGCTCTGGCCGAAAAACTGGCCGCCACGCCGGGCATGACGGTGGAAATGGCTCGCGAGTTGCTGGCCGTAGCGCCAGACGCCTCGCCAGCGAGTGCAGCCGGAATGCAGGGCTCGTTTGACCAGTTCATGCAAATGCACTCACCGGCTCCGGTATCTGGTGGAAACAGCAATGCTGCCGATGTCGAGCAGCAACTGCTGAACAGCATCCCGTAAAAATTACAGAGGCACACAGAATGACATTTGGAACCAAGGTTGAAACACGCGTTGATCCCCGCGTATTTGCAGGTAGCGATCCGGTTCATACCGCTACCGGCGCGAACGGCATCACTACCGATACTCCGGCGCTGACGCCGCTGATGCTTGATGACGCCACCGGCAAGCTGGTGGTCTGGGATGGCACCAAATCCGGCGCGGCTGTTGGCGTTCTGGCGCTGGAGTTGTCCGGTACAGAGACACACCTGACGTACTGGAAAAGCGGTACGTTCGCAACGGAGTCACTGAACTGGCCCGCCGGAGTTGATGACGTTAAAAAAGAGAATGCGTTTGCCGGTAGCGCAATCAGTCACGCCGCCCTGCCTTAATTTCCGGGCCGCGCCGCGGCCTGTCTTATTTAAATCATTTAAAGGAACCTGATTATGGGGCTTTTTACTACCCGTCAGTTGCTGGGTTATACCGAGCAAAAGGTTAAATTCAATCCGCTGTTTTTAACCCTGTTTTTTCGCCGCACGGTGAATTTTCACACCGAAGAGGTGATGCTGGACAAAATCACAGGCAAAACGCCGATTGCGGCCTACGTATCCCCGGTGGTTGAGGGGCGCGTTCTCCGCAACCGCGGCGGTGAAACCCGTGTTTTGCGACCTGGCTACGTTAAACCGAAGCACGAGTTCAACTATCAGCAGGCGGTAGAGCGCCTGCCAGGGGAGGACCCGGCAAAACTCAACGACCCGTCATATCGGCGTCTGCGCATCCTGACTGACAACCTCAAACAGGAGGAGCACGCCATTGTTCAGGTTGAGGAGCAGCAGGCCGTCAGCGCCGTATTGCACGGCAAGTACACCATGGAAGGCGATCAGTTCCAGACGATAGAGGTCGATTTCGGGCGCTCTGCGGCCAATAACATTATTCAGGCTGCCGGTAGCAAGTGGTCTGCCTGCGATACGGAGACCTACGACCCTACTCACGATCTCGATATGTACAGCGATCAGGCGTCAGGACTGGTCAACATTGCCGTAATGGACGGCAGGGTATGGCGCCTCCTGAACGGATTTAAGCTGTTTCGCGAAAAGCTGGATACCCGCCGTGGATCGAGCTCACAGCTTGAAACGGCCGTTAAAGACCTGGGCGCGGTGGTGTCGTTTAAGGGCTACTACGGCGATCTCGCTATTGTGGTCGCGAAAACCTCCTATGTTGACGCGGATGGGAAAGACGTTCGCTACCTGCCGGAGGGAACGCTGGTGCTGGGCAATACCGCATCTGAGGGCATACGCTGCTACGGAGCTATTCAGGATGCGCAGGCCCTTTCGGAGGGGATCGTATCAGCGTCACGCTACCCGAAACACTGGCTGACCGTTGGCGACCCGGCACGCGAATTTACCATGACGCAATCCGCACCGCTGATGGTTCTGCCGGATCCTGATGAGTTTGTTGTGGTGCAGGTAGGTTAAACAGATGAAGGGCCGCAAGGCCCTTCGCTTTTACTAACGGGAGGTCTCGATCATGGCCACAAAAGAAGAAAACATTAATCGCCTGCACGAACTGGCCGAGCTGCTGGGCCGTGACGTTGATATTACGGGCAGCGCCGCTGAAATTAACCAGCGCGTCATGGAGTGGGAAGAGGAAGCGGGTGACGGCTCGACATCAGACGACAGCGCCGGTACGCAGCATGTGGCAGGTACGGGCAAAGCGCCGCCGATTGACGAGAGGTCAGGCAGCGCACAGGAGCCTGGATGGGTCGCGGTTCGTGTTCTGAAAACGATGCATATCACAGCTAAAATCCATAACGGAGCTCCTGTCAGCGAGCTGGTCCAGGCGGGAGATGAGGTGCTCATCCCGGCGCAATATCTCTCCGAGTTGATTCAGAATGAGTGCGTGTCTGTCATCTGAGGAATTGCCATGGCTGAATTCGACAACATTTTTGATACGGCTATTTCCCGGGCAGACAGCACTATCCGCAGCGTGATGGGGGCTGAGGCGCATATCACATCGGGTTTGCTGGCTGGCACTGTAGTTACGGGGGTCTTCGATGATCCAGAGAATATTGGTTATGCCGGTGACGGGGTGCGGGTAGAGGGCGCCAGCCCCTCACTATTCGTCGAAACTGTCCGCATCAGGAGCTTGCGGCGCATGGACACGATAACGATTTTTAATGAGCCATTCTGGGTGGAACGAATAACGCCAGATGACTGCGGATCCTGCTATGTGTGGCTAGGTCGCGGCGTGCCGCCGGCCAGTACCCGTCGCCGATAGGAGGTTTTATGGGTATCAAAGGTCTGGAGCGGGTAATCGGTAACCTGAATGCCCTCGATCGCAATATGGTTCCCAATGCCAGCGTCTGGGCCATTAACAGGGTTGCCGCGTCGGCAGTATCGCGCGCAGTTCGGGTAGTGGCCCGTGAAACTGTTGCAGGAGATAACCGGGTCAAGGGATTACCTGTCCGGATCATCAGGCAGCGCGTCAGGCTCAGCAAAGCGTCCACCTCCGGGAAAAAATGCCGGATCCGGGTGAATCGCGGAAATCTTCCCGCCAAGAAACTGGGGGCGGTACAGGTCAGGCTAACAAGGAAGAAAGGGAGGCTCTTGAAGAAGGGCAGTGTCCTGAAGGTCGGGAAATATCTTTTCAGAGACGCCTTCCTGCAGCAATTAGCCAACGGACGCTGGCAAATAATGCGGCGAATCAACGGCAAAAGTCGTTATCCCATCGACGTTGTCAAGGTTCCCCTGGTCGAACCGCTGACGGCTGCTTTTGAGCAGGAGAAAAAGCGCATGTTGGACGAGGATATGCCGAAACAACTCGCTGCCGCACTCAGGCAGCAACTGAGGCTTTATTTTAAACGATGAAACATACCGAAATACGATCTGCTGTTATCGATGCGCTGGAAAGTGCTGTAGGGGATAGCGTCATTTATTTTGATGGCCGTCCTGCTGTTATTGAGGAGGAGGATTTTCCGGCCATCGCAGTTTACTTATCTGATGCGGAATACACCGGAGAGGAGCTCGACAGCGATACCTGGCAGGCAACACTCCATATAGAAGTATTTTTGCCGGCACAGGTTCCTGACTCTGAGCTGGATGAGTGGGTAGAAACACGTATTTATCCCGCGATATCGGATATTCCGGCATTGAGCCAGCTTATTACTGTAATGGTTCCGCAGGGCTACGAATATCAGCGGGATGACAGCCTCGCGCTGTGGAGTTCAGCCGATCTGAAATACTCAATTAATTACGAAATGTGAGGGAAAAATGCCTACACCTAATCCTATGGCTCCTGTAAAAGGCGCTGGCACAACGCTCTGGCTGTATACCGGCACGGGCAACCCGTATGCGAATCCGCTGGCCGATTCAGACTGGCAGCGCCTGGCAAAGATTAAGGAGCTGACGCCGGGCGAAATGACGGCGGAGTCCTATGATGACACCTATCTGGATGATGAGAACGCCGACTGGACGGCAACGGCTCAGGGCGCAAAGTCGGCAGGCGATACGTCGCTAACGCTGGCCTGGAAGCCGGGGGAGGACGGGCAAAAATCGCTGGTGGCATGGTTTAGCGACGGTTCCGTGCGTGCCTACAAAATCAAGTACCCCAACGGCGCCGTGGATGTATTCCGGGGCTGGTGCAGCAGCCTGGGCAAAGCCATTCCTGCGAAGGAAGTTATCACTCGCACGGCAAAAATCACCAATACAGGCAAGCCGAACCTGGCTGAAGAGAGCGGTAGCCCTGCTATTGCGGTCACTGGCATTAAATTTGATAAAGCGACTGCGAATGTTGCCGTCGGTGCCACCACAACGATTAACCTCTCGTTCCTGCCCGCCAGCGCATCGGATCAGTCGTTCCGTGCGGCCACATCTGATGGCAGCAAAGCGACGGTATCTCCCAGCGGGAAATCATTGATCATTACCGGCGTGGCTGCTGGCAGCGCTGACATCATCGGCATGAGCAATGACGGCAGCTTTGTAGCTACCTGCAAAATCACCGTCACAGCATCCTGAGGATAGCGAACATGTTTCTGAAAAAAGAGCAGTTTAAATTTAATGGCCAGACCACAACGCTCTCCGAGCTGTCGGCCCTGCAGCGCATCAATTACCTGGAATATCTGGCCGGAGAAGAAAAGGCGCTGGCGGCTGCCGGCGAGGAACAGAGCGAGCAGGTCATGACGACTCAGCTTATCGGCATGAGCATTCGTAACGGCGCCAGGCTGATTTCGTATTCCCTCTGGCACAATGATCCCGCAGGGCCATCGGAGGATGAGCTGTTCAGTCAGGTCATGAGTTCATGGCCCGCAGAGGCTATCGGACAGGCCGAGGTTGCCGTTAAAACCCTGTCGGGAATGATTACACCGATCGTTGATGAGCAGCATCAGGAGGGCGATACCGCCAGCGCCAACGCAGCGGATGATGAGCCTGTTACGGTGGAAAAGCCCTAGCCAGCGAGCTTGATTTTGTCCTGAAGCTGGCGCGCGAGTTTGGGCGGCCCGACTGGCGCGCCATGCTGGCTGGCATGACGTCCTCCGAACTGGCGGACTGGCATCTGTTTTATCGGGAGCGTTTTTTTCAGGACGCGCAGCTCGATGCGCATTTTTCATCTCTGCTATACACCATTTCTACCCTCATGTACCTGGATCCGGATATCACTCCTGCAGATTTCAGCCTGTTGTCACCGTCAGCCGGGGCCGGAGCGGATCACGAACAGGATGACGATGCCATGATGTTGGCTGCGGAGGGGATCACAGGAGGCACCCGGTATGGCCCAGCAGATTAGCGATCTGGTCATTAATCTCGATCTCGACAGCGCCACATTCACTGAGCAGGTCGCCAGGATAAAAAACCAGTTCAGCGGCCTGGCTAATGAGACGGATAAAGTTCAGGCGCGGATGCAGCAGGCCGCCGCCGCTCAGGCTGCTACATTATCGAGAGCCGCAGCGGGCAACTCTGCGGCAATTTCGGAAATTAAGTCCAGCCAGGCATCTGCAGCAGCAGGCCTCAGTGCAAACATGCAGACGGTTAGCCAGTCTGTTGATGATGCCCATCAGCGGGTGGCCGCGCTAACCCGGCAGTTGCGGGAAAATGAATCTCACTCATCAGAGCTGGCGCGCCAGCAGGATGCGCTGGCGGCCTCTTTTTTTCGCGAGATAGATAGCGTCAGTAAACTGACAGGAGAATCGTCCTCATTATCGTCCATTCAGGAACGGCTTCGCCGAGAGAGAGACAAGGGAAACATCACGCAGCAGGACTATCTCGCACTGATATCCCAGACGACGGCCAGACAGAAAGATCTGCAGCGGGCTGAGGAAGCGGCGGGGAGAGCCAGGGCGCGTTTTATTGAGCAACTCAAATCTCAGGTCGATGCGCAGACATTATCCCGTACTGAGCTGCTCAATACGAAAGCGGCGCAGCTCGGCGTCACAGAGCAGGCGTCCCCGTTAATTGCTCAGCTGAAGGCACAGGAAAATGCATGGAGAAAAGGCACTCTGAGTGCTGGCCAGTATCGCCAGGCTATCAGGATGCTGCCGGCACAATTCACCGATATTGCCACCTCGATTGCTGGCGGGATGCCCCTCTGGCTGGTTCTGATGCAGCAGGGTGGGCAGATAAAGGACTCGTTTGGCGGGGTGGGGAATCTCTTCCAGATCATAAAAGAAGAGCTGTTGGGTGTTAAATCTTCTGCTGATGCATCGGAAGAGTCGCTGTCAGAAAACGCCAATGCCCTCTCTGAAAATGCCGAACATGCGAAGGGGCTGCTGCGATTTCTGACCCCGGGTCGATTAATCGTGGGTGGATTTGCTACTGCGCTGGCTGCTGTATCTGTGGCGGCGTGGCAGGCAGAGCAGGCAAACCGGTCGCTATATCGCGCTATCACAATAACCGGCGGGGCGTCAGCAACCACGACCGCTCAGCTATGGAAAATGGCTGACGAAATAGGGGAGAGCACAAACTCCAGCACGTCATCGGTGGCAGAGGTGCTGGCTCGCATTGCTGAAACCGGGAAATACAGCACAGAGCAGTTGCGCATAGCCGCCGGAGCCTCGCAGCAGTGGTCGCAGGTCATGGGGGATGATGCCTCCAAAATAGAGGCCGCGTTTGGCTCAATTGCGCGGGATCCCGTCAAGGCGCTGGCAGAATTGAACACGCAGTACAACTTTCTCAGCGTCTCGCAGCTGCGACACATTGACGAGCTGGAGCGCACGAAGGGGAAACAGGTCGCTGTTACTGAGGGGATGAAACTGTTTGCGGACACCATGGGTGAGCGCATGCAGCAAATTGATGATGCCAGCACCCCTCTGGAGCAGATGTGGGACAACATCAAAAAATGGTCGTCAGATGCCTGGCATTGGGTGGGCGATCACACCATTGGCGCGCTAAACCTGATCACTGATGTCGTTGCCGGAACTGTTGAGCAGGTTCAGCTTCTGCTAAAGCAGGGTGACGTCTTAATCGCTGAGTTTATAAATTCTGCGTACGAAAAAACAAAGAATATTCCTGGTGTTAAGTCGCTATTTAGCGGTCTTGCTAGTGATAATAAGGCGTTCATAGCGCAGACCAAAAAAGACATAAATGAGTTACAAAAGAGCGTCGATACGCGCAATGCAAACATAGGTCAGGGGGAGATGGGCTATGTGACTCGCGCAAGGAATGCAAGAGTTGCACAGGGGCCAGGCCAACAGGATGCTGTGTCAAAAGCTGCGGCAGAACTTGAAAAAAATCGGCGCAAGAAAAGCGGAGCGAGCGCATCCGCAGGTGACAAGGCGCTTGATTCTGAGCGTGCGGAATTACTGGTTTTACAGGCTCAACTGCGGACGCTACAGCAGCATAAGGGGCTGAACGACACAATCAGCCAGCAGCGGAAGGACCTCTGGACTACGGAGGCAAAGTTTCAGGTTCTGGAAGAGGCCTCGCGAACCCGGTTGCTCACAAAACAAGAGCAGTCACTGCTGTCCAGTAAAGATCAGGTTTTACAGCTGGCGCGACAAAAGGCCTTGCTGGGCGACCAGATTGTAGCCCAGGAACAGCTAAATAAACGCATGGATACTGCGCAAAAGTATGTCACTCAGATGGCAGAAAAGCAGCAGGCAATGCAGGGCGGTGCCACTATCAGCGACCGTATGGGGCAGAGGCAGCTGGCAAAGGCCCAGCTGGCTGCAGGCTGGAAAAATGCCGGAGGTTCGCTGGAGGATGCCGGATACCAACAGCAACTCGAAGCTGCAAATAGCTATTACGATGCTGAGGATCAGCTGCGCGGCGACTGGCTGAGTGGGGTTAAAAAGGGATGGGCGGAATATCAGGACTCGGCAACTAACGTCTATGACGCGATGAAGCAGGCTTCCCAGTCCACATTCAGCGGACTGGCAGATCAGCTAACTCAGCTGACGACGACCGGTAAAGCCAGCTTCAAGAGCTTTACATCCTCAATTCTGAAAATGATTGCCCAGGTGATAAATCAGTTAATTGTGGCCTACACATTTCAGGCTGCCATGGGCTGGGTATCCGGCGGCGTGTCAGGCGGTGGGAGTACGCCATCAGGGGCATATAACTCTGCGGCCGGGGCATTACCTCTACACTGGAAGGGCGGGTATGTGTCGGGTTTTGACGGCGGTGGCTATACCGGCCACGGCGGTAAATACGAGCCGGCCGGTGTTGTTCACCGCGGAGAATTCGTCTTCACCAAAGAGGCGACCAGTCGAATCGGGATCGGCAACCTCTACCGGATGATGAGGGGTTACGCTACCGGTGGATATGTCGGCGGAGGTGTGCCTGCGAGCACATCCGCTGGTGGAGTGACGGTAAATATGGGCGGGATTTCTATCACGCAAAGCAACAACACCCATGGCGAACAGGGTTTGCGGGTGGATGAGGGGGCGATTATCAGGCAGTTGAAACCTGCTATGATAGGCGTAGTTAGTGAACAGGCGTCAAGGCCTGGAACGCCTCTTTGGAATGCTATAAAAGGAGCCCGATAATGAATTTCGTAGTCGACAACATGATGTCTCATGATAATGATAATGGAAAATTTACCGTTGCAAATGTTCTAATAACTGACAGTGATAATACTCTTTTGCTAAAGGCTTTTGTTAAGATTCCTTTAGTTTGGGATGAAACACTTCAGAGAACACATGAGCGTTTGATTGAGGAAGCAAAGAAAACCATTATCAAAGCGCATCAAGTTATTTGATTTTCCCCTATAAGTGAACCCGCTATGCAGGTTTTTATTACATGGGTTATTAAAATGGTGGTATATGGCAATAGAAAATTTCTCTTGGCGTATTCAGGCCGCTAGCCAGTCTCCTACCAAAAGCACAGATAATATCCGTAAAGTGCAGTTTGGTGATGGCTATTCTCAAGTTTCAGGAAATGGAATAAATGAAGAAGCTCTGAGCTATGAATTTTCATTTTCTGGCGATCCGCAAACAGCGTTAGATATTTATGCATTCCTGCGGAGGCACAAAACAAAATCATTTTCTTTTAAGCCTCCTTTCGGTGATCTGGCATTATGGCGGGTGGCCGCTAACTCGCTGCAGAAAATACCGCTCAGCAAAAAAGTGATCACTATATCTGCAACCTTTGAACAGGCATTTGCACCATGAGTTTAAATAGCGACTATCAAAAGCTGGAGCCCGGAAATGAAATCCGGCTCTACGAAGTTGATGGCACGGCGTTTGGCGTTGACGATGTTCTGCGATTTCATGCTCATAATATCGCGCATACGCCGGAAGAAATAAGCGCTGCGGGAGGGGATGAGTCGAAGCTCCCGGCGAAGGCCATCTGGTGGCAGGGAATGGAGTATTCTGCGTGGCCGTGTCAGATAGAGGGAATTGAGGCGTCAACGAGCGGCAGCGGCGCACAGCCAAAATTGTCGGTCGCTAACCTCGACAGCTCTATTACCGCGCTGTGTCTGGCATATGATGATTTGCTACAGGCTAAGGTGTCTATCCACGACACGCTTGCGCAGTATCTGGACGCTGAGAACTTCCCGGCCGGAAACCCAACAGCTGACCCGACGCAGGAAAAGCTGAAGGTCTTTTACATCGACTCAAAAAGCAGCGAAACGAACGAGATTGTTGAGTTTACACTCTCCAGCCCGATGGATCTGCAGGGGCTGATGATCCCGACTCGCCAGCTGCATTCGCTCTGTACCTGGTGTATCCGCAACCAGTATCGCTCCGGCGATGGGTGTGATTATGCTGGCAGCCGATATTACGACAAGAACAATAATCCCGTCGATGACCCTGCTAATGATGTGTGTAACGGCACACTGCGGGCATGCAAGCTCAGGCATGGTGAAAATAATGAGATCCCCTTTGGTGGGTTCCCCGGTACCAGTCTCATTCGGAGCTGATATGCGCCAGAAAACCATTGATGCAGTCATGGCTCATGCAGAGTCTGAGTATCCGCGCGAGTGCTGCGGCGTAGTCTGCCAGAAGAGCCGGGTTGAGCGTTATTTTCCCTGCCGCAATCTGGCAGCTGCGCCGGAGGAGCATTTCCATCTGTCGCCGGAGGATTACGCCGCCGCCGAGGACTGGGGCACGGTTATTGCCATTGTCCACAGTCACCCGGACGCAACAACGCAACCGAGCGAGCTGGATAAGGCGCAGTGCGATGCGACTCTGCTGCCGTGGCATATTGTCAGCTGGCCGGAGGGAGATCTCCGGACCATTCAACCCCGGGGAGAGCTGCCGCTGCTGGAGCGCCCGTTTGTGCTGGGCCATACAGACTGCTACGGGCTCATCATGAGTTATTTCCGTCAGACGCACGGCATTGAGATCCCCGATCTGCGCCTGGACTATCCCTGGTGGGAAGATGGCTACCCTGAGAATTTATACCGGGACCACTGGTACGAGTGCGGATTCCGGGAGTTATCTGGCCCTCTGCAACCAGGCGATATGGCCATCATGCAGGTGCAGGCTAATAAGTGGAACCATGCCGGGATCCTGCTGGAGGGCAACATGCTGCTCCACCACCTGTACGGCCACCTCAGCCAGAGAGTGCCTTATGGCGGCTACTGGCAGGAGCGGACGATGAAAATCGTCCGGCATATCAAACTGTTAAAGGAGACTGAACGATGAAGGAAATTATGGTCAGCATTGAGCTGGGCAGCACGCTGGGAAAGAAGTTTGGCAAAACGCACCGGCGTCTGATTGGCAAGACGGGAGAGGCCGCGCAGGCACTGGCAAAAACGCTCCCCGGTTTTGAAAGGTTTATGATCTCCAGTCAGGCGCGTGGCCTGACCTACGCCGTGTTTCAGGGGCGGCAAAATATCGGTGAAGATGAGCTTGGATTGCCAATTACGGGGGAAGTGATTCGCATAGTACCTGTGATTATAGGCAGTAAAAAGGCAGGGCTTTTTCAGACTATTCTTGGTGCCGCTTTGATAAGTGTAGCTGCCTTTGCTTCCGGAGGAATGGCTCTCGGCTTTGCTGGGGGAACTGCTTTTGCAGGTGGCTGGGGGATGGCTGCAGCAGTTGGAGCGTCAATGGCACTTGGCGGTATAGTCCAGATGCTTTCTCCCCAGCCCAAAGGGCTTGCCAGTAAACAGGATAGTGAAAACAAAGCATCCTATGCCTTTGGCAGCGTGACCAATACCACCGCTCAGGGAAACCCGGTTCCGCTGGGATATGGTAAGCGTCGTATCGGCGGAGCGATTATATCTGCCGGGATATATGTTGAAGATAAACAGTAAGCCGAAAGGCAGGAGGTATTCATGACGTTAGAGCAGAGAGTGAAGTTGCTTGAAGAGGAACGCAATAAAGCCGATGAAAATCAAGTTGCTTTATTGCGTAAAGCGGCTGAAGATGCTGCTATTTCTTTGGCAAAATATCTAAAGCAAACTCCATAACTTCTACAATTTCAGGGATTTTTTCCTTCCATATCTCAATTTGTTTTTTAGTATTCTCCTCAATTAGCTCCAGAGCTGTTACTGACTGAATTGCAGCAAGTTGTTTGACAATAAACTCCAGCGCTCCAACCCGGAGTTGTAATAACTGAATAGAGTCGCTTTGATCAAATGACATATTAATATTCTCAACAGAGGTAATCAGCCACTTCCTCCGTAGTTGAGAGCACCAGCGTCCGACCGCTGGTGGGCTGAGTCTTTACAATAACCAGGTATGCCACCGAGCAACATCCTGATATTCAAACAGTAGCCGCGTTGAGCGGCTTTTTTATGGGCGCGATATGGCAACAGCAACTGTGATTAAAGGCCGCAAAGGTGGCAGCTCCAAGGCGCGTACACCAACAGAACAACCGGATGATCTGCAGTCCGTCGCTAAGGCTAAAATTTTGCTGGCGCTGGGAGAGGGTGAATTCGCTGGTGGACTGACGGCAAAGGATATTTATCTGGATGGCACTCCGCTGGAAAATGCCGACGGATCCCAGAATTTTAGTGGTGTGGCATGGGAGTTTCGCCCAGGCACGCAGGCGCAGACTTATATCCAGGGTATTCCGGGTTCTGAGAATGAAATCGGCGTAGGCACCGAAATAAAGAGTTCAACCGCCTGGACCCACACTTTTACGAACACACAGCTGTCCGCGATCCGCCTGCGCTTGAAATGGCCGTCACTGTTTACTCAGGAAGATGACGGGGACCTGGTCGGTAATACGGTGAAATATGCCATCGATCTGCAAACTGATGGTGGCAGCTGGCAGACGGTTGTTGATACGGCCGTAACCGGAAAGACGACGTCGGGCTATGAGCGTAGCCATCGTATTGAACTCCCTCAGGCGGGAAGTACCTGGACTGTACGTCTGCGTAAAATCACTGCTGATGCGAACAGTGCAAAGGTCGGTGACAAAATGACTCTGGAAAGCTACACAGAGGTCATCGACGCAAAATTACGCTACCCGAACACCGCATTGCTGTATATCGAATTTGATTCCAGTCAGTTTAATGGCTCTATTCCGCAGATTGCCTGTGAGCCTAGAATGCGCGTAATCCGGGTGCCGGATACCTATAACCCGGAGACCCGGGAATATTCTGGCGTCTGGACCGGTGCATTCAAGTGGGCGTGGACCGATAACCCAGCCTGGATTTTTTATGACCTGGTGGTAAGTGGTCGCTTTGGCCTGGGTAACCGCCTTACTGCTGAAAACATCAGTAAATGGACTTTATATGAGGTTGCCCAGTATTGCGACCAGCTTGTACCGGATGGCAAGGGTGGGAATGGGTTAGAGCCTCGCTATACCTGTAACGTTTACGTCCAGGATCGCAATGATGCCTACACTGTCCTGCGTGATTTTGCGGCCATCTTCCGGGGTATGGTTTACTGGGGCGGGGATCAGATTGTTGCCCTGGCTGATATGCCTCGCGACGTGGATTACACGTATACCCGCGCAAACGTCATCGACGGCAAGTTTACATATTCCAGTAGCTCTGCAAAAACGCGCTACACCACTGCACTTGTGTCATGGTCAGATCCGGATAATGCCTATTCTGACGCTATGGAGCCTGTTTTCGAGCAGTCGCTGGTAGCACGTTATGGCTTCAATCAGCTGGAAATGACTGCTATCGGCTGCACCCGACAGTCTGAGGCGAACAGGAAGGGCCGCTGGGGGATCCTCACTAATAACAAAGACCGAGTTGTTACGTTTGGCGTTGGCCTTGATGGTAATATTCCGCAGCCGGGTTACATCATCGCTGTCGCAGATGAAATGCTGGCAGGTCGTTCCAACGGCGGTCGCATCAGCGCTGTCAGCGGGCGAGTCATCACCTTTGACCGCAACGTTGATGCCAAACCCGGCGCGCGCCTGCAGGTTAACCTGCCGTCAGGAACCTCCCAGAGCAGGACTATTCAGTCCGTTAACGGCGCCCGTCAGGTAACCATCACCACCCCATTCAGCGAAGCCCCTCAGACGGAGTCCGTATGGGCTATTGAGTGGGATGAGCTATATCTGCAGCAGTATCGTGTGGTTAGCGTTTCCGATAACAGCGATGGCACATTTACTGTATCTGGCGCTGCCCACGATCCGGATAAGTTCCCCCGTATCGATACCGGCGCCATTATTGACGACCGTCCGGTGAGCGTAGTTCCACCGGGGCATCAGGCTGCGCCGGAGGGCGTGTCCATCACGTCATACTCAGTAGTAAACCAAGGCATCAGCGTTGAAACCATGCAGGCCAGTTGGACTGCCGTTAAAAACGCCATCTCTTATGAGGCTCAGTGGCGCCGTAACGACGGGAACTGGATCAACGTTCCGCGCAGCTCTACCACATCCTTTGAGGTCAGCGGTATTTATGCCGGTCGCTATCTGGTGCGCGTGCGGGCAATCAACGCTGCAGAAGTGTCCAGCGGGTGGGCGTACTCTGAAGAGAAGACGCTGACGGGAAAAATCGGCGAACCGCTGGCGCCGGTGGGGCTGGCCACCACCTCGCTCACGGCCGGCATTGAAATATCCTGGGGGTTCCCGGCTAACTCGGGAGACACTCAGCGCACAGAGGTGCAGTACAGCCCGAACAAGGACGGCACAGGCGCGCTGCCGCTGACCGACGTTGCATACCCTGGAAATCGCTATCAGCAGATGGGCCTGCAGTTCGCACAGCAGTTCTGGTATCGCGCCCGCCTGGTAGACCGCCTGGGGAACAAATCGGCCTGGACCGGCTGGATCTACGGTATGGCCAGCGACAACATGGATGACTACTACCGCAACCTCGACGATGCGATCCGCGATACCGATACCTGGGGAGAGCTAAACGACGGTATCAAAGACAGTTCTGATGCCGCACAGCACGCGCAGGATGCCGCTGACGCGGCGCAGCGCTCAGCTGATGCGATAGCTAATGATGTAGCCAAAAACGCCGCAGACATCACGCAGGCCGTGCAGCAGGGTAAAACTAACGCCGACAACCTCGCCAAAGAAGTTCGCGACCGCGCCGCCGGCGATCTCGCCAATGCTAAAAAAGCGGCAGATGATGTCGCCGCGGCGATTAAAAAGGCGGAAACGGATGATGCGGCGGTGGCCAAGTCGGCAGCCGATAATCTGCTTTCTGCGAAAAATGAGGTCGAGTCGAAGATCTCCAGCACCAACACCACGATGCAGGACGGGTTCGACAGCCTGGCGCAGCAGATTGCGTCCGTTTCCGCCGGCACCGGCGAGCAGTTCGACAGCCTGAAAATCTGGTATTTCTATAACGGCCCGGAGGGCTGGAGCACCGATGATTCCGGAAACTCCCTCCTGCCGACTACCGATGAGGGATGGGTCCTGCCAGCCGGCAGCTCGTCAACGATGTGCTCACCTAATCCGCTGGCGATCGATGGTACTGCGTACAAATACCTGCGCCTGCGCATTCAGCGCGTGGGTAATCCTGCCTGGCGTGGCGCGATGTACTGGATCGGCGCTGATGAATCGGGCTGGGCTGATACCCGTCGACTGATAGTCGATGAACCTGCGTTCGACCCGGGCACGGGCCTGACGGTACTGTCGATTGCGGATATCCGGTGGGGGGCATCCGGGACTATTCGCCGGCTGCGTTTTGATTTTGCAACGAACCAGGACGCGAATAACTATTTTGCCGTCGACTGGTTAGCAGTGGGCCGGCCGACGCCCGGTGCCAGCCAGGCGCAGATCCAGGACCTGAGATCGGCGATGACTTCTGCCGATGCCGCCGAGGCCGCTGCACGCAATACCCTGGCGGTTCAGCTGCGCGGTAATGAAACCGGCACTGACCCGAACAAGTTGGTCAGTGGCCTGCTGTATAACGAGCGCAAAGCGCGCGTAACGGCAGAACAGGCGATAGCGTCAGATGTGAACACGCTACGTACTGACTACAACGCGAACAAAGCATCGGTTACGCAGCGTCTCGATACGTTGACCAGCGAGAACCAGGCCCAGGCAAACTCTCTCACCCAGCTTGATTCCGGGCTCAAGGACGCGAACAGCAAGATCGGAGCCAACAGCTCGGCGATTCAGAATCTGAAAACCAGCGTGACGGCGATTGATGGCCGCGTGTCCGCTAATAGTCAGGCGATTACCGGTCTGAGCAGTACGCTGAATGGTATGTCGGTCGGTGGCACAAACCTGCTGCTGAATTCTGATAAAAGCTCGGCTCCAGTGCGGTTACGCTCTACATCCAGCAAATACAGCTCCTACTCGATGTCGCCGGTATCGTTCATGCGTGCTGCGGATATCAAAGAGCCGACACCTTTTACATTGTCACTTTGGTATCAGGAACTGGATGAAGGGTTTGGAACGGATAAGCCGTTTTCATCGGTGGCACTAGGAAAAGGCAGCGGTGGCGATAACTGGTCGCTGCGTTTTTATGTGAACCAGGGAAAAATCACCCGTTATGCAGATAACCTGTATCGCTGGACAGGGACGCTGGTCGCGCCGGCAGGTTCGAAAATTGCGATTAACGGGAATGCAGTGACCATCATTCTGGAGGACACAACCCAGAGCACAGGCTGTCAGTTGGTCCGGATCCAGCTTGAGCGCGGAACGCTGGCAACCGACTGGAGCGCCGCCCAGGAGGATAATGCCAGTGCGGATGCGGTGCAGGGACTGACCACCAGGGTCGATGCAGCCGAAGGAAAGATCGAGACGGCCAGCCAGGCCATCACTCAGCTGCGCGGCGACGTGTCATCTGTCCAGGGGGGGCTGGCCAAGAAAGCTGATGCCAGTGCCCTGCAGCAGCTGCAGACGACTGTTACGCAGCAGGGTAAAACGCTGTCATCTCAGGGAAGCGCTATCACCGAGCTGCAGAACAGCGCAACCAACGGGAAAAAGAACTACTGGGTACAGCAGCTGTTCTACATCCGGGCGTCCAGCTCGACCTATATCCCGTCGCTGTCAGATCTGGCAGGCGTGCAGCCGGCGTCGATTTCCGAGGTGGCCGATGCAGCCAGCCTGGATTTTACGTCCGCAGGCTCGAACGTGTACGCTTATTTCAAGGCTCTGGTTTACGTCAGTGCTGACAAAGAGGTGGTCTGCAAGCCCGGCTCCCGGGTGATGGATGATACCGGGCAGATCTACATCAACAGCCTCAGCGTGGCGAAACTCAGCTCGACGGATTTTACGGTCACGCTGTCGTTCAAAAAAGGCTGGAACACTATCGAGGTAGTGACCCAGCAGTGGTCCGGAAACGCATATTTCCGGCTGGGCCTGAAACTCTCTGACAACGTTGACCAGATGTTCTCCGGCGCTGGCCAGCTCGCTGCCGCCAGCGCATCGCAGGTACTGAACTCGCGGGTGGAGGCCGCGGAGGGCAGCATTACGTCGCAGGGCCAGTCAATCACTCAGTTGAATAACAGCCTGGGAGACGTCAATAAGACGCTGGGCAACAAAGCTGACGCCTCTGCTCTGAGCTCCCTGGCAACCCGGGTATCGAATGCAGAAGGCAAGCTGTCCTCTCAGGGCGAAAGTATCACGGCACTGAGCAACAGCATCACCGCCGGGGAGAACCTGGTGCCAAACCCGAATATGCTGAATGACGGTCAGGGGTGGTTAAAACAGGGAGCCGTATCGACGATTGACGGTTATCCTGCTCTGAATTCAACGGCTGGCTGGCAACCATCATCCGGGAAATTTCAGGTAACCGCCGGGGATATTCTGGATCTTGCCGTCAGTATCCAGGTTAGCGCCGCTGCCAGCCTGTCCGTGGGACTCCGCTTCGATGGTCCCGGCGTTAGTAATATCGCCACTTATACTGAAGAGCATGCATTTTCAGCCGGGGAAAAATTTCGCTTCGAGAAAGCCGGAATAGTAGTGCCGGCGGGATGCACGACGGCAATATTGCAGACTGGTGGACACACCGCCGTGACCGTTTCGCTCTATAACCCTGTCATTACGCGCAGGACTGCGGCGGTCACGGCAAACGCAGCGGCCATCAACAGCCTGACCTCGCGCGTTACGGCCGCTGAGGGGGCAATAACCAGTCAGTCGCAGAGCCTCACGTCGCTGTCATCCTCACTCAACCGGCGAACCGTATTTACGGCCGTCGCCCGGGGAAGCGGTGGAAGTGGCGCCTGGGGATTTTTCAGCGAAACCGGAGAAAAACTTTTTTCTCCCGGGCGCAGTTACTCCCTCATCACGTTCCGGAAAAATGGTGATGGCTCAACCTCGGTTGATACAGCAAAAACCTATGACGTGTTTGGGGGCGTAGGGAACGGCCAGTCGTTTTCTAGTGATGTCGCGGCGCTGGCCAATGGCGTTTACGTCTGCGTCCTGACGTTTGACGAACCTACCGGCTACCGGTCATCGATAACGGAAGCCATCAAGCAGCTGGGGGGGACCGCTGAAGTCATCAATTCGCTGCCATATCGTGGGGCGTATATTCTGCTCGGTCAGAAAGGGGCTGATTCAGGCAGCGCTCTCGAACTCCGCGCGCCGGCCGGTAACGCGCCGGACGCCACCGTCTCTACAGCCGTAGAGTTCGTTAACGGCGTTATGCAGGGGCTTGGGGCTGGCGGTGGTGCGGTACGCAAAGCAGAGGCTAATGCATCAGCCATCAGCTCACTGACGACGCGAGTGACCTCTGCAGAGGGAAAAATTGAGTCGCAAAGCCAGAGCATTACCAGTCTGCAGAACTCCCTGAGCAGTTCTGATGCCAGCGTCGATGCCGACGGGAATATTCCGGGAAACATGGTTGCCAACGCCTCATTTGAGCGCGATAAAGGCGGTTACACGACCTGGCACGAAAAAGCCTCTATTGTGGCCGGCGGGAATTTTGGCAGTAAATGCGTCAAATTCTCACCTGGCGCTCCGGCCATTATCGGACAGAAGTTCACGGTCAAAAAGAGTCGCGTATACCGGATTGGTGCATACGCAAAACAGGATGCCGGAACGACGATTTCCGACGCGTCAAATACAAAATTTCGGGTCGCTAACGCGTCTGGATTAATCGGTTCGTTTGGTTACGGCGGCTTTACGCAGACGTGGAAAAATATCTCCTTTGACTGGACCGCCCCGGCTGATGATGTCGTTGATATTCAGATAACGGCGTACCTGTCCGCCGGCGCGATGTATTTCGACGATTTCTACGTGCTCGATGTCACTGACGAGAAGAACATCCAGGCCAACGCCGGGGCTATTTCTTCTCTGCAATCCAGCGTTACTAAGCTGGGTAATGATATCACGTCGCAAAGTAGCGCGGTAACCAGCCTGTCGAACTCCCTCGATACCATCAACAAGGCGAACGGAAACCTCTGGGTCGACGGCTCCTTTGAGTCTTATGCCGAAGGCACCACGCTCAGCGGCGCCACGGCGATGGTGACAAAGGCGTACAAGTACTCAGGTAGCCAGTGCCTGCGCGTTCGTCGTGATGGCGGTGATAAAAGCAACAGCGACAAGACTATCGGAACCCGTACAACCGTTCGTGAGCAGGGCGTTTTTCGCATTGAGTTTTACGCGATGATGCCCGCCGGTGAGTCACCGCCTTCAGGCTGGAACGTCCCCGTCGGCATTCACGTACAGGATGCTGCTGGCGCTAACCTGTGGGCGGAGGCAGTGAGAGTTACCGAAGCGGCGCTCGGGGGTCGTGATAAGTGGGTCCGGTTCTCGGGTACTGCGGTGCTGACGGGCGGAAAAACCCGTGGCGTCCTGTGGATCTCCACACGTGGAACCAGCGGCGGAGTTGGCTACAACCTGTTTATTGATGATTTGGTTATCACCGATGTAACGGATGCCGCCGGCGCGCAGAAAACGGCTGATGCAGCTTCTACGGCGCTTACCAGCCTGACGACGAAAGTTACCAGCGTCGACGGCCAGGTAACGGCCAACTCGACAGCACTGACGAAACTGACATCGCGCGTCAATGATGCCGAGTCGTCAATCACCGGTCTAAATGAAACCGTGGCTCAGAATGGCCTGGCGATGGCCAACGGGTTTAACCAGATGCGCAGCATGATCGGCGATAACAGCGCGTCTATCACGGAGACCAATAAAACGGTCACGGATCTGGAGAAATCCACGACAGAGCAGGTCAACACGCTGAACTCGAAATATGGCGATATGTCATCAACGGTTCAGCAGACGGCATCAACGGTCGCTGATATCAACGGCAAGCTCGGAGCACAGTGGGGCGTTAAGGTTGCTACGGGGAACGGTGGTACGCCAGTGGTCGCCGGCATTCAGCTGGGCATTAACGGTAGTGGCCAGAGTCAGTTTCTGGTGTCCGCTGATATGTTTGGGGTATACACACCAGGCGCGGGAGGCAATGCCGTAATGGCATTTGCCGTTGAGGGTGCAAACGCATATTTGCGCAGCGCGATGATTAAAGATGCGAGTATTGACTTTGCGAAAATATCTGACTCAATTCAATCAACAAATTACATATCGGGTCAACAAGGCTGGCGTATAAATAAAGGAGGATGGTCAGAGTTTAGCGGAGGTGTTTACAGAGGGACTGTATATGCTAATGATGGAGTATTTAACGGAACAATAAATGCCAGAGACGGAAAGTTTTCCGGGACTGTTGAGGCCAGGAACTTTATTGGTGATATATCGAACTCCGGACGCTTCCCGGATTTTACCTTTGATAACAGAGATAACGGCGTCTCCCGCATAGTACATCATGATTCAGGTGACTCATCGCAGGGAAAGACATATACAGTAAACGGCCTGTTGTTTAGATGGAATGGCGGAGGAACGGTCGAAATAGGTATCTGGATAAACAATATAGAGGTTTCTCATATGACAGTGAGGATCGAGACAAATGTTTTGAATTCATCGTCTCGCTATATACCCATTCAGGCAACGCTCAGTGGCGTCTATGAACGAGATGTTCCCTGTGAAATCAGAGTTGATGAACGCTGCCAGATAATTTCGGCTAGTGCAACCATGACGCGAGGCTCCGGGGGATGGTCATCCTGATATTGTATTGAGAGAGATAAGGGCCCGCGGGGCCCTTTATTAATGATAGGAGAGGTTATGGCAACAATCAGCGACGAATTAGCCACAAGCATTCAAAAATGTTTTAACAAGACATATACTGACCTCGCGAATCAGGACTCATTCTTTTTCGGACCGTCTGGCGATGTAACACTAACCAAGCCCGATGGAACGACGGCCAGGATAAAAAGCTGGTCATATTTGCTGGCAACATTAAATGTGATGGGGTCTACTGCAACAATAAACACCTGGGCAAAAGATCAGACGTTCGGCGGAAGCGTTATGCTGTCTGGTGATAATTCGATGTTTCTGATGGGAAAGGATTCCGACCTTGGAATAGTTAAGAAAAGTGGATCAGCCACAAAAATAGTGATGGGTAAAGGCAAGAATGTAACCTTTTCCGTGGCACCGGGAGCTAAGATTGGAGTTTCCGACAGTGTGCTTGATGTTGCCTTTATAGATAATTACGGATCTCTGACATCACAAGGTGGGATATACGCCAAACTGGTAGAGTTGACTGGTCCAACGCCCTTTATTGACTTCCACTACAACGACTCAACTGCCGATTTTACTCATCGCATAATAGCCAACTCTGCGGATTCGCTGACGGTGAGTAGCAATCTTAATATAAATAGAAGCATGTGGATCAACGATTGGTTGACAGTAAATAAAACCATTAGGTCTAACACACAAATTGTGGCTCAATCGGCTGCTGACCCTGGCGGAGGTAATGGCGCGATCCTACAAACGCCCTGGTACGTTGGCCAGTTTAACGGCAGAGGGTCAGACAGCAACGGTCTGGCGGGTGTTGGTCTTTGGTTTGAGGAGAGCGTGGGGTACAACCATCGCGCCGTTCTACGAGTGCAGGGGTACGGGGGTCCGGTGCGGTACTGGCAATTCATGAATGACGGCAACGTGTACGGGCCGAATGGAATGCTAGCGTATAACGGCACCTCCGATGCCCGGTATAAAAAGCAGATCGAACCAACCGACGGCCAGCAGTCCCTGGACAACATAAACAAAATGGACCTGGTTACGTTCGTCTACGCCGACGACGAGCAGGAGCGGGTGCGACGCGGCGTCATAGCGCAGCAGGTGCAGGAAATCGATCCGCAGTATGTGAAAGAGGTCATAATGTCGGTGGGGTCAGGACCGGAGACCCCAGCAGATGATGTTAAAACCACATCGCGCCTGACGCTCGATAACAATGTACTGCTGATGGACGCAATCTCTGCAATTCAGGTGTTGGCAAGACGAGTAGAAGAGCTTGAAAAGCGCAGCTTATAGCGATGCACCTATCTCTTTCATTTTAGCTAGCACACGAGTCAACTCGTTCTCATCCAGTGTCAGCTGTGCAGCCATGAAAAACAGGATGTGTGGAGACATAGCGCGTGGTTCCGCGCCGCCAGTGTATTTTCTCCACTGACTGTTACTGGCCACGCCAGCCAAATCCGCCATTTGGGTTCCTGTAAAGCCCAGCCTTTCCTTCAGTTTTTCCAAATCTTCCGGTGACGGGGGAGTGTAATCAGTGATGAGTCGCATATAGCACCTGTCAAAAAGCCCCTTCCGGGGCTTCCTGTTAAATGAATTTGAGCAGTACAGTGGTGATGGTAGCGACCGCGCCGATAAGGCCGGATGCCACAACTATCGGATACCAGGCTGATTCCCTATTGAGTTTTGAGGTCTCGGCAATCAGCTTTGCAATTTCTGCGTTAACTTTCGCTAGTTCTGCCTGGGTCATTTCGTTGCTCATTTGTTCATCCTTTCGGGCTTGGGCTGCGGCCTTTCCGCTACCTCATGTGATTAATAATAGCCCCTTTGGTGCCACTTGTCAAAGAGGAAAGCGCGGGACTGGTAAAAATTTACAAAGGCGAAAATCAGAGCTTTTGATGTTGGTTTTACCCCGATTTCTCCCCAGTTTCACCCCATCAGATTTTACCCATAAAAAAACCAGCCGTAAGTGGCTGGTTTTTCTGAATAAGTTGGTCGGCACGAGAGGATTTGAACCTCCGACCCCCGACACCCCATGATGGCGCTCAACCCCGAACGTTCAGGATGGAAAATCTGATTAAAATTGTTGGTATAGTAAGCTTTAAGAAGTGGGTAACTAATTGATTTTCAGGGTGCTTAAACTCTTTGAATATACCATGCAGAATACATAATATAATGATAAATAAAGAAATTTCTTCGGTCTTGAAAACCGGCGAGGGGAAACCCTCCCAGAGTTCGAATCTCTGCGCTTCCGCCATATAAAAGAAGGGGTTACCGAAAGGTAGCCCCTTTTTGCTTTGGGCTCGTAGAACGTTCGTAGAATATGTTCGTAGAATAAGACCGACGCCCGGCATCATTTTTTCGACCTGATCGGGGGCTTGTCCAGAGTGGGAGAGACCTTCGTTTTTCGGTCATATATCAGCACCTGGCTCTCCGTTTTGTGTCCACTAAAAAGCTGCTTATCGTGGCTGCTGCCTTCGTAGTCTGAGATCCCCTTCGCTTTGAGATCGTGGAACGTGCAGTCGAGAACGTATCCCAGCTTTACCGATGCCTTCTGCCTGGCGTCTTCCCAGTGATGGCTGAATCCACGCTTACCGAATCCGCTGCCGTGCGTCCCCAGTATGACGCACGAGCCGGGATTATTTGGCGTAGAGAAGGTCTTCGCCAGATCGAATGCCTGCCGCAGCCGGTCCGTCCACTGCTTGATTTGGGCGACGCTGTTCTTTCCCTGCTGGATGAAGATCCCCACCGAGGTTACCTGGCGCCACTGAAGTCCCAGAACATAAGTCTGCCGGGCCTCACGCGGATCACTGTGTCGCTCTCCTGATAAATAGCTTCGTATTCTGTACCCTTTATATAACGGTCACGGCCGACGAATTTGGACTTACTTATCCTCCGGAATGGATTTCCCTTCCCCATACTTTTCTCATAGCTGTGCTCGGCACCCGGCGGGTTACCGCTCAAGAAGGAGGGCAGATAAGTCAGACGAAGGCGTAGTCGTGCTCTAAAAACTGCAGCAGGTTGCACTGAATAAAGAACTGCAGAGTCGTGCACGCAGAGTCGGTGGCCGCAAAATTTCACACTATCTGGACACTTAAGTAATTATGTGAAATTATTAATATGATTTTTGTCAAGGAGCATATATGAAGAGTGTTGTAATATTTTCTACATTAATTATTTTTCTTTCTGGTTGTTCGTTTAGTGGAGTTAAATCTCAGGAGGACTACGCAGGTGAGGACTATTCAAGAATAAGAGTGAAGAACTATCTTCCTCCTTTAACGATGGGGGTGTATAAAAAAGAAGGTGATTGCTATAAACTCGTCGAGAAAAGGAACTTAGGGGCGGGAGTTAATTTTATTGGAATAAAATCCATATATAATAAAAAGATACTCGGAATGCTGCCAGCATCGAAAGAGTTAGTTGGCATGGATGCGCTTGAGTATAAGATTAAAGCAGGGCAAAGAGTTGATATAAGACATACAGCATTCTCAAACGCTCAGCATATTAAATATAACACTACTTATTCATATAGATTTATACCGTTAGTTGGACATGATTATGATATTTGGGTTGGAGACTACGATTCGATAAGAGTTGTTGATTTGACAAACGCCAACAATGCACCTGAAAACAGCTGGGGTACAGATAAGGAGTGCGTAATTAAATCAACCACCTGGGATGGTGATCCTGTATACGAATGA